ATTGAATTAACCTAGTGCGATCGTCCTATCCTATCTTTTATAGAACTAATTAGTCCTATAGAAAAATAGGTTATATACATTTTCCTCCGCTAGATCCCCTTGGTTCATCGCTAGGAGAATTCCTAGCTGAACTTCCTCACTAAGATCCCCCCATTCTTTCTCATGCCCATCATAAGGAGAAAGAAAATGTCCCCTGCCGTCAGATGACATAGCATCTGATACTAGAGTATCCATATCCCCACATTTTTCTACAATGCTAAGAATAGCATCGTTAGATGATTCGCCGTCCTGTTGTAGCGTAGAAAAAACCTCTTCTGGTAGTCCTGTTTGATCCGATAAGAAACTTTTGTTAAATGCCCACAAACTTTCCTCAATGTAAGATTTTACAGCTTTGTCAGCCTCTTCATCGGTGAATAATGCCCACTCTTTCCCATCAATCTCAATCACTTGTAAGCCGTTGTAATCATTAACATCGTAATCCATGACTGTTACCTTTCTCTTTTTTTTTTGCTTGTCTGTACCCTTACCCTTAAAAGATAACTTATTAAGGGTAAGTTGTCAATCCTTGTTTACAGCTAATTTTTTTTATTTAATTTAGGGCTTAGCTGTAATTCCCTAACAATTCAATAGTAACAGATCCATATTCTAGTAGTGTGATCGCAATCACAATAAACGTTATTTTTACCTAGTTGTTTTTATATTATAGCTATAGTGTTTTATCTATGGACGATCGCACTATGGCGGCTATATAATCGCTGTATTATTATATAACCATTTAGCGATAGATAAAACATAGGACGATCGCATTAGATCCACTCCATTAGTACATGGGATCTAGTGCGATCGTCCTGGTTAGGGAATTATATCTTAATTCCCATTACAAACATTCTGGAGTCTTAGCGATTGTCGCTTTCCTCCTTCTAATAAGCCTAACACTTTACCTTCGATCATATCATGTCCTGTTGCGTACAAGGCATTTTTACTTTTATTTAGACTAGATCTAAGATGTTTGATCGTATACCGTGCAGCATTAAGGCATTCTTTACGCAATTCTTTATAGTTGTTACCTGTAGCACTATAGTCTACAGACCTTAAACCGTAAGAATGGCAGCATTCTACCAGGTAATCTTCTGGCAGATCATTATCGTTATCAATGCCACAAAAAGATTTAACCGATCGCATTTTATCGGGTTCTACCTTTCTACAGTTAACTATCGACAATTCTATCATGTACTTTTCAGTACTTTGGGAATCACTCTCTAATAAGTTGATCAATTCCATTACTAGATAATACCCTTCTACTTTGGTATTGTAAAACCATTTACCACCATAATCTAGGTAATTAACATCACCACTTAACCAATTAAATCGAACTGTAGCGTTGTTGTTAGCCATGGTTTCAATCCTTCCTTTTCGTTTCTTTAACCATACCCTTATATTATCAATCTATTTTCTATTTGTAAACCCTAATTTACAGGTATTTATACTTAATTAGCTTACAACATTAATCTATAGCGATCATATATAGAAGTCTATAGCCCTTTATTTTGCGATTTGAGCCCTATTAAAGGCTTATTAGTAGAATACCCTAGGATAGCTATTAGAAAGGCTTTATAGGGCACTAGAGCAAGGGTATATGGGAAGATAGATAGAACGATCGCTATCCTAGTGCTAGAGTATTTTATAAATTCATTTGTACTACTGTAGATTTATTTATTACTATCTTTATATATAACCATATAGTGATGAATAGGGTAGCAGAGTAGTACGATAGTGTGGTAGTACAAATGATCGCGATCAAAATAGATCGCGATCTATTTCACTTTGGTATAGTGGATAGGACGATCGCTATAGTATATCTGCACTATAGCGATCGCTCTATCTATTTTCTCTATACCTAGAAAGTATCGGGATCTAGTTCTAGGTACCTCCTGGGTACAGCATACCCTTTGGTAATTTCTGAAGCTAGTAAATCATCACCGTTAGCAAGGGTAAAAAACGCTATTTTTTCGCCTTTAGACCGTATTTGTTTTTTACCAGTGATAACCTTGTCAGGGCTAAACGATAAACTATCATGGCTTATTAAGCGTAACTCTCCTAACGGATAGTCAGTACTTACATGGGTAGGATATATTATTCCAGCGTTATGATATGGGTCGTAAAACCTGACTCTAGGGGTTATCCCTAAAGCTTTCCTGATATTTGTATCATCAGGACTCCCATCATAAAACTCCCGTTCACTACCAGGATTATATACTTCTAACTTTACAGGCATCTCTAGATTACCAGATCTAAATGCCTGATTGACTTCGTAACCGTCTTTGGAATTCCCCCAAACGTCATAGGTAATTACTTCCCAGATTGTTGAAATAATCATGATAACCTTTCCTTTCCCTTTTCTGTAGTGGATTGTAGCGTATTTTTCCCCTTAGGACGATCGCTACCGTGCTAATAGCGATCGTCCTATCCTATTGTAACCTATTATTGGAATAGACTACGGTTAAACCTGTTACCTAATTTTGGTAACATAATATCACCAGATCCCTTTAACCGTGGGGGAGCGGGTTTTCTCCTAAGAACTGTATCAATATTTACAGGCGATTTTGTTTTTAACTTTGGCGTATCTGGTTTAATCCGAAATTGGTTATTTTTCTTTACTGGCATAGGCACCGGTTTTTTGTTTGCCTTAAGAATGGGTTTGGGTAAGAGTGATACTGGGCGATCGTCCTTCTCAGTATCATTATTATCACAAGCTGTTAACAATTGATCTACCAAAGCAATCTCAGAGATTTTCTGAGATTCGGGAATATTGTTTTCATAATCGGCGATCAATCCTTCCAATACTGGCTTTTTAGGGTTTACCCCTGTAAATAGATTTAATTGTCGTGCGGTTCTAACATCTTGTTGATAATTACCAGTGAAAACAGACATGATTGATATCCTTTGTACTCGTTTACAGCCCTATAAGGGCATGCGATCGAGGGGATTCGAACCCCAGTTAACCTATCTATCAATATAGCGATAGATGATTAAGCTACCTAGCGATCGCCGTTTAATTAATCTTTACTCATTTACTCAATAGACAATCCAGTAAATGAGTAAAGTCTGGGTCAGGCCCATGGTAGCTAACGCCATAGTCGCTATGTTCTACAGTACCTTCCATATTGTCAAATAAAAATCTTAGTTCTTCTTTATCCATATTTTGCAGAATGGTTACAAGATACTCCTCAATTTCATTCGAACTAGCGTTATCATATTCACTAATGAAATCACGATAACCGTAAGACTCCCAGGCTTGATCATCTCTTTCGGTCTCTAATTGGCTATGATGTTCTTCATTCAAAATGGGATACTCACTCAACAAATTTTCTATTTCTTCTACAAAATCCTGACTATCAGGAGAAACCAGCAGGATTTCGAACCAACCACAGGCCCAATGCCCGAAATTGTGTACTTCGTATTCTATCTCCTTTTCGTCCATTGTTTGTTGAAGAAATTCCCAATTTGACAATGTTACACAGCATTCTGTATCACGATTTATCGATATTGGCATAATATGCCAATTTTCGCGATCTTCAATCTGAATATGATTATCAAATCCCGTAGGCTTAAATCCAGAGTATTGCATGATTCCCTTTCCTTTACTTGTATGTGGCGTTTCTCTGTACCCTTACCCTTATAATCTATCTTATTAAGGGTAGATTGTCAACTGGTGTTTACAGCTAATTATTTTTTATTTAGTGGTTAGCGCTTAGCTGTAATGCCCTAACAATTTAATAATAGCAAACTGACAAAATGATAGTGTGATCGCAATCACAATTAACCTATTTAATAATCTATAGCGATCATTGTATTCTATCTATGCCTTTATTCCCTACTGTAAGGGCCTACAGGCCTAGGGGATAGCTGTAAGGTATCGGATATTAGGGGATAGATAGCCTAGCTTTGTAGGGCTTAAGAGATAGGGTAGGGATTATTTAGTGGGGATTATTAGGCGAGTCAGAATAGATTAGTAGATAGGTCAGGACGATCGCACTAGGTTGTAACGTTTATTAGTTATATAGGTATTTAAGTATATAACTATATAGTGATGAATGAGATAGTACAAATGATCGCGATCGTTCCCTGATATGGTTAGGACGATCGCGATCATTTGTACTATATTCTTACTAAACTAGAGAAGTTGATACACATCTAATAGATTGGGATCGGACTCCCAGCTAAATACGGATTGATCGCTAGATTTTGTAATGAAATCTAGCTGATAGCCAGATAGTTTTATTAAATTATCCTCAGCTTGCCTAAGATCTGAGAATTTTAATACTTGACCGTTTGTCCTAATTTTACATAGAAAGTATATATTATCTTCACAAATAACGGCTACTTCCGCATACAACCAGGGATCGCAACAAACAGTGTAAAATGATCCAATTATCTTGATAACAGCCATGATTCTAGACTCCTTTGTTATTGTTGTAGTGATCTGTGGACTAATAGCCTAGGCTTTACTAGGCTAGCTTGAAAAAACGTGTTTATGGAATACTAGTGTAGACCGTTATACCATCCTGACTCAACTATATCATCACGTAAATCATAGATATCATTATGATCTGGCTGCATGATATATAGATCGCCTTCTCCACTGACCCCCCCATCGTATGTTCTTACTACTACAATAGAGCGAGAATCTAGCTTAAAAGCGTTATACCATACTTCTATACCATCACCATTATCAAACTCATCGCCCTGTAGAAGATGATCATATATAGCTTGATCATCATCACCGAAATTTATATTATTCTCTGATCGGTTGCTATAACGATCCATTGCACTATAAATAGATTTTTGTGAAGCTTTCACATCATTACCGGTTAACCGTTTAACGGCGATCGCTCTCTGTTGTAGTTCCTTACTTGCTGGCATGATTCTAGACTCCTTTACTTGTTTGTAGCGTGTTATTCAGTTAACTTAGTTAACCTTGATAACAATATATCCCTAACGCTAATCTGTTTGTGTGATCGCAGTCACAATTTACCTACAATATTTATAAATGATAACCATAGATGTATCTAGATATATATTCTCAGTGTGAGATGCTCCCCTACAGATTAAAGACGGTAGTACACCTGTACTAGGGGTCGTATAGCACTTCTCCATATTTTTTCAATTTTTTTATCCAATTTTTTATCCAATTTTTTTTTCGTCTAATTTTTTATCCATATTCTGTTCATTCAAGGACGATCGCCTTTCTATATATCTTCTTTTCCATCCAACCTCTAATCCATACTCTTTTTCGTCCGATTTCTACATAAACGATTTTCCTTCAATGACGATCTCTCTTCTATATGTCTTCCTTTCTCATCCGGTTTTGATCATCATCCAAGGACGATCGCGTTTTTCATAATGTTTTCATAATCATCTCTATTGATAGGATAGTTACGTTTTTGACATCAGTGTTAATCAAATTAGCGACATGTTGTTTAGCTTGTGTTTTAGGATCGCCATTGGGATCTATGTGCATTAAGCATTTAGATGCGATCATTTCGCTGGGTAGTTTAACAAAGTATGATACATTAACGTTATCCAAGGTGACCCCCTTTAGTTTATATGTGAGAAGTTGAGAATTGAAAAGTCGAATTTTTTTCGGGAATATTTTTTCGATCAAAAATTAGGGTAGTGTGAATAATTTTTCCATAGCTTTTTTAGATCCTGTATCTTTAGTTAGGCTACTAGATATTTCTTTTTGCCATACGCATTGGAAATCATCGGGTGCTGTATATTCACTTACATAGATAGTATGACCTTGATCGCGTTTAGTACGACACCATTGGTAGAAGGCTTGATGATCAAAAGTGGATGTTTTATAGGATGTAGTGTTTTTATAAGGAGGATCGCAATATATCGTACTATTGTCAGGTATAACAAGGTTTTTATAATCGGATACAAAAAGTGCGATCGTCTGGAGTTTAGGTGATTGTTTACAAGCGCTTTTGTAAGCTTCTTTAATATAATCGCGTCGATGTTCTTTATCTCTACGCCATCCACCAAAGAATTTACCCCCGTAACTAAGAGCGTATCCTATGTAGGATCTATGAGGATAATCGAGATTGTTTCTAGCCTCTTTATAATCTTCTTCGGTGAACTCTTGATTATTTCTTGGTAGTTGATCTAGATGGTATTTTATTGATGATAAAGCTTGGATAACGGTTTCGTTCAGGTCTGATCCGATACGATCGCCTGTAATTTTGTCTATTAAGTTAGCACCTCCTACAAAAGGTTCTACATAGACTTTACTTGCACCATGGTGTTCAAGGATTATAGGAAGGATATGTTTAGCGATTCGCATCTTGCTACCCATGTATTTCATAGAACCACCGTGGTTGACTTCAGAAGATCGCCATCAACAAAGATATTAAACGTGAGTGGCCATAGATAACCATTAGTTGAGGCAAAATCTTTAGCGCACTGAAGTTCGATCGCTTCGTTGCGATCAACGTCTAAGGTTTTAGGTTCTTGTGAGATCCAGTTCTCTACGGTATATGAGACTATCATAGGTTTAGGTGTTCGTGTAGTAGTATGCAATCAGCGCTGAATGGGATATCGATTTCTTCTAGATATACGGTACCTTCCTTCTCCTTTATCTCTATAATCGTACTTTCAAATACTTCAATGAGAGGTGCTTCATACTTGGATAAAAGGACACCGAATACCGTAAGATTGCGGATCTTCCAGGTATATAGTGCGCTATAGCGATCTTTTTCTGACAGGGATCGTATAGGGATGTTCTTCAACCATATATCGCGCTTTTCAAAAGATCTGAACTGGTATAGCATTGTGCGTTCCATGTGATCCTCCTTTTTATCCACTATAGCATAAGTGTCACCTTTGTGCTACACTGTTATCAGTTTATTAGAGGAGATGCTATGAGGGTTGTTATCGAAATGGAGTTACCGGAGAATTTCTTACAGGTTGTAAAAAATATCATCTGGGACAATGATTCTAATATATCGGAGATATGTGAAGGTTTAATGAGTAGACAAGGTTTTTACAAGCTCCTTGGAGGTGAGAGGCATACCATTACCCTTGATAAGTTAGATAAGGTAAGAGAGAGGTTAAACGATAAAAGATTAGATGAATGTCTGGGTGATATAATTCACTTAAGTAGACGTATAGAAGCTTTAGTAAAATCAAGTCAATAGCAGAAGGAGGATCGCACAAAATATGCGATCCTCCTTCTGCTATAGTGAAACTTTGTTAGAAAGACATTTGTCTCTTACATCGATTATTTTTTGCGATCGTTCTAAGGATAACCCTGTTTTGTGGGATAGTTCAAAAGCATCGTATACACCATCGGTAACATCTAAAAGAGCAGCGATAATTTCTTTTAACTCATCTCTAGATGCTTTATTAATTTGATTGTCAAACAGTTGTTTTATGTCCATTATTTTTTTAGTTCATTATAGTTAGGTTTACGGTTGATTTGCCCTATTAAAGAATAGGCCCAAAGGTCATTATGCCGACTGAAGACCTTCCAAAGCGTAGAACTGAGGATTGGGTGCGATAACGTACCGAGGATTGTCTTGAACGAAAGGGGCGATAATCGGTGCCGATCCACCAACAACCAAAATTTGAGCAAACTGATTGTGGATTTCTTTCCAACGAGTACGCATCTGGGTTTGGATATCGTCAATCCACTCAGGTAAGATCGCGTCGTAAGCAGTCTTAAAGTTGATAGCGTGAACAGCGAATGTGCCATCAGCGATCGCGTCTAGAATTTGGCCTTCTGATTTAATTAACCCTACTTCAACCGCAATATGAGCGGCTAACGCGGAAGTAGCACCGTCTAGAACCAAATCGTAGTCTCTAACGATAGTCCCATCAGGATGAAACAATCGAGCGATCGCTGTACCACCACCTAAGTCCAGAACACCGTTTAGATATTTAGGGTACTGATAAAGACCTTCCTTTAATGCACGATACCAGGCAAACTTACCTTCGGCGGCTACAATAACTCCCTTAACAGTTACGTTAAACTCACGACCGTTAACTGTAAAGTTATGCACACCTTTTAGATTCAAAAAAGGCGATCTTTGATCTTCGTCTTGGTCGTCGGGCACGGTACAAAGTAAGTTTTCGATTACAGCGTCTTGAGGTACTAGACCGGAAACGCCTGCGTAGAAAAATTGCTTAACTAGTTTCCACTTATCACCACCAAAAGTAGGCTTAGCCAAAAATGAGCCAGCGATTTGACCAACAAGAAAACTGTTACCACCAAAACTAACATCGAAAGAAAGATCGTTAACAAAATCGTTAGTAGAGTAGTCAACGTCTTGGCGACTGGATTTTCTCAACGAATAACTGGGAAAGTTGATGATGGTTTTCCCATCAGTAATAGCGTTAAAACGATTACCTAGATCAAAACTGATTCGAGAGATTTGATTTTTTGTCTTTGAAGAAATGGCCATAGAAATTTTCCGCTCCGGTAGTGTAATACTACAACTGGTATCTTTAGTATCATCTATCAAACTCAATTGTTCTAAACTAGGATCAGGAGGTAGAATCACTTCTAGATTGGAACCCCAAACGTTTTCCATTAATAGTTTTACGATTTGGCTAGTCGAAAGACCAGTTTGTTCGGCAGCTATACCTAAAGCTTGTGCGTATTTTCCAAAGAGTACAGGGCGAACAGAATTCATTGTCTTTTTTTTTCTAAGAATTGATATATAGATCATAGCATCTGTTTGCGAAAGTCGTATCCCTATATTGGTATGTTTCAAAGAGGTTTTTGTAAAAGTCTGACAATCTTTTAGATTTGCTTAAAAAGTTGATCGCATCTTGACCGTACAGATCAACTAGATCACATTGGTTATTCAATCTCATCTCGGCACATTGTCTAGCCAATTCTGAATATCTTCTTTGTATCAGTATTTTATCAATGTTAAATCGTATGCTGTTAGATATAAATAACCTTTTATATAGAACTTCATCAACAAAACCCAGTTTGGATATTTCTATCAGTCTAAGCCACAGATCTCTATCTTGAGAGTAGTAGAAAGCGTTTCGATAACCACCAACGCGATCGTAGTGGTATTTTCTTATCATTACTTCTCCACCAGTGAAGCAATTACGACCGTTGATTAATGAATATTGGAAAGTGTCGGGATGATCGCATACTCTAGTACGTCGGTATATATTACCTCCATGAGACATATCACAATCGAAAACATTACAACCCACAGCACTAAGATCGCGATCGTCCTTTAGAAGTCTATATTGTTTTTCCAATCGTGTTGGATAGGAAATATCTCCTGAACCATGGATGGCAATATAGTCACCAGATGATTGTTCAATGGCGTTGAGTAATCCATTAACAAAACCAATGTTTATGGAATGACGAATTACTTTAAGTCGTGGATCTTGAAACTTTAGTAACTCTTCGTAGGTATGGTCCGTTGAACAATCATCGAAGGCAATGATCTCAAGGTTTGTGTAGGTTTGTCTTAATAGACTGCCAATAGAGGTTCTAACAAGGTTGCCGCGATTATAGAAGCCCGTTACAACACTAATTAAATCACTCATCGTCTTTATTAATGCTATGAACTATGCCTAGCCCTCCAAGTTTTGTTTGTAGTTGATCATAGCCTCGTAGGGCCATATTTACCTTCCTGACTTTGCTAGGTCCATGATTGATAATTGCTGCCATCACCAAGGCCATACTACCCCGCAAGTCCGTTGATGTTACCACTGCCGAACCTGAGCGTTGACATCCATTGACGATGATTTTCCCTGAGTCCCAGGTTAAACAATTAGGGTAAAATCTAGATAATTCCTCAAGGTAGGTAGTGCGCTCTGGATAGCGATAGTCAAGGATTAGACTTCTACCCTTAGCATACAAAGCTAGAAGCACATAAAAGGGTTGCATATCGGATATGATGCCGGGGTGAGTACCACAGGCTACTTCAAAGGGCTGTAATCCGGAGGGAGCGATTGACTGTGGCGGAACCCAAACCGAATTAGAGTTTTGGAAGAAATCAAGCCCTATTCTACGGAGGTAGACTAAAGGGATTTCCATGAGATCAAACGGAACGTTCTCAACTAGAACATTACCACCAGAGATCGCAGATAGGATAATCCAGGTTAAGGCCTCAATGCGATCTGAAATAATGGGAATTGTCGCTCCCCTAAGCTGTCTAACCCCCTCAATTTCAATTAGACTAGTTCCACTTACCGATATTTTTGCCCCCATTAAGATGAGCAAGTTAATCAGGTTTTCGATTTCGGGGGTGACATAGGCATTGTAGATTCTTGTAGTTCCCCTAGCAACTACAGCACATAATATGGCATTCTCTGTGCCTCCCACGGTGGATATGGGGAAATGAATGTCACCGCCGACGAGCTGACCACTAACCCTAATATGATCTGGCTTTTCTTCCACCTGACACCCCAAGGATTGCCAGATCATTATGTGTAAGTCATACTTGCGACTACCAATATTACAGCCTCCTGGATAGGGGATATAGGCATTTCCTTGTCGAATTAATTGACCGGCGGCTAATAAATAGGTCGTTCTAATGGGAAATTTATAGTCCTCTAATTCCTGGGGTTTTAGATTGGAACAATTGAAGGATGCAGTCGAATCAAGGCTGACCTTTCCCCCCATTAACTCGATAAACCTTGCCTTGTATTGAACATCGAGTAGTTGGGTTGGGAAGTTAAGTAGGTTAATGGTTTCGTCCGTAAGCATTGATGCTGCCATCAGGCGAGTGGCAGCGTTTTTTGCTCCACTAACCCGAACCCTGCCTGAAGGAACCTGTTTGCCTTCAATCTGCATGGTCAGATCTTTATGATATATCACATACTTATTCCCAACCGAGAGCAGTTAGCAATTCTACAATTCTAGGATTTGTTAGGCGATCGCTATTCACTTCTTGTGACTGCAATAGATTGGATATATCAGCAGCTCTCCATATAGCATCTTCTGCCCAATGACGACGACCTATGGAGATCGCGTCTAAGTAACGCTGACGTTGTTCATGGAGTAATTCTACTTTCCGATAATGATCATTAGACATGGTGTGTTCTCCTATGGATAAAAACGATCAAAGATTGAAAGGAGTAAAATTTACCTCGAATAGTTCACCTTCAGAATTGCAATATAATAACAGATTGAGATCTGTCACCCACCAAAATTGGTTTCTCCTTCGTTCTCTTAGATCGTCAAGATACTTTGATAGTTCATCGTGGGTACCTCTTAGCATCCGGTAAGCCTGTCCATATCTATCTAATACTATTCCTTCAGCCCCATCTAGTCCAACTTGACTGGGCGTCATCGTTTAATCCTCCATAATGTTCTATAAATTGTCAAGGCGAGATGCAATGGAACACTTGATCGCTTCTTCATAAAAAGGTGTGGCTGCTGGGGTTTTATCTCTCTTAGTTTTGTACATAAGAACACGCAACAGCATAGAATAGTCTTTTTCTTCTAATTCTTCTACGACTTTTGGTACAGTAGTTTGTATGTAACTATAGTCCCCGTAAAGCATTGAGGTACTAACAGACTCATCAATTGCTGTTACGACTTTTGCAAGCTTGCTAGGTTGACGCATCAACATCTCAATAATATCAAACATCTTTATCACTTCGATACAACACAGAGTTAATCCAATTAAAAGAAAATATGGTAGTACCCTTCTACAATCCTTCTAGGATTCGTCTTTCTAACAGAAAGATCGCATCTTCTTGTGTATCAACGGTTTCAACAGAATCACACCACATCAACATATTTTCTTGGTAGCCTACGTTGATAACTGGAATATTGGCACCTATAGCAATACCAACTTCAACAAATTTACCACCAGGGATATAGCGATCTGTAGCAAAATGGATTAAAAGATCAGATCTCAGAACATCGTCCCTATCCATATTAGCTATACGACGACGATCTTCTACACTATACGTCAGTGTACGACGAAAAGGTTCATCTAACCATTTCGCTGTAATTTCATATCCTTTTTCGACTAACAGATCGCGTAAAGCTTTGCATTCGTCTATATTACAACCGGCAATGTAACACTTGATAGCCATTGGTACTATTCCTCTAAGTATTAGTGATGAATTATGGACATCGTATATGTACTGACCACAGGGGACGATCGCTACAAGATAGGAAAAACTACAGAGAACGGTTTCAAAAAAAGATTACAAAATCTACAAACAGGAAACGACAAGGATCTAGTGTTATTTGCCTTTAATTATGCGATCGATGGTTTATATTTAGAGAAACGGTTGAAATACAAATATCGACAAAACAAAATTAAAGGCGAATGGTTCGTTTTGAAAGATCGCACATTAACTAATTTCATGGACACTTTGAAACGGTTAGATTTTACGATCATATAAGATAACATTTCAATTAAAATGTGCCATCCGTTCTAGATCCAATCTGTTAAACACTTGCACAGCGAAAGTTTTAAGAGATTCTTCTGTATATCCTTGTTCAATAGCAGCGTTAACACAGATATCCCATGTTGGCGAAAACGTATCAAACATTATTTCTTTAGCCTGTGCGATCGTTTCAGGAGGAACGTCATCGTGCTCTTTGAAGCGATCTGTAATTAGAACATCAATGATTTCTGTCAATAGTCGTTCATATTTCATTGTTGGTTTATCCCTTTATGACGATTTTTTCTACTAATTCGATCTCAATCCATCCTTCATCTAGGAATATGGGTTTCCATATTTCGTGCGGCTCTCCGAAACCACGATCGCAATAATCCCAGAACCAATCAAATGCCAATCGAGCAATGTCTCGGAAATATTCTATATCTGTTCTAGTATCGTATCGGGTTAAAGCGATGACGCGATCGTTTACAAATTCAAAGGAACATGTACCCGATTTAGAAAATCCGTGAATAATGATATGTCCATCTTCATTCACTTCAAAAGGGATACGATTAGCGATCAACGCTTCTTGCAAACTGGCGCGATCAGTTATTGGGTGGTTTACCATGTTTTGATGACTCCTTTGGTTAAATGTTAAGGATTGAACAACTAAAAAACGTTAGCTAGACAAGAGTTTCATATTGATCTTGGGGACTAGCATCGAGGAAAATATCGGATGCCGTAAGTCGTAGACCGGCGTAGGGTTGATCATCGTACTCGCTGATATAAGGCGAAGGTTCGATAGAACCAGTGACGATGATCAGTGATCCCTCTTCGATATGAGGTAACTTGTGTGATGCAAGAGAAGCGTTCCAGACTATGACTCTCACGACAAAGGAACATTCTTTGTGTCTGTTGTCCACATCGATAACAATTTCGACGTGATCGCTAGTTCTAGTATCAATAGAGATAACACTACCAGCCAATGTACAAACATTGAGTCCAAGACAAGACATAAAAGATACTCCTTTGGTTAAATGTTAAGGAAAAGATCTGACAGTTCTTCTAATTCTTCAAAAACCTTTTCTCTATTGCCATCACATTCATCCCAGGCTAAAGAAAACAATTCTTCTCGTTTTGGATGATCTGCGATCTTTGGTAGCTCTCTGAAAACATCAAACTTGAATTTTATGTGTACTTGTGGGCTTTATTCTTGGCTTTATGATAAGCGGTTTTATTCTCAGCGATCGCAGCTTCGATATCGTACAGATGATTTTTAAGTGCGATCTTTCTCTCACGAAGATACGACAATTCTCTTACCAATGGCATTGTGTATTCGTCTAAAAGCGTATCGGTTAAAGTCTTGTACTGTTCAAAATCCATGGTGAATTCTCCTTTTTTAGATATTGCGTTATTAAAGAATTAGACGTTTTCTTTAACTAGGGAAATATACTTCTCTTCGACATAGAAGAGTTCATCGATTAATGGTTTATCACAAAGATCGCGTGTTAGGACCACGTCATAATATACGCCCACACTATAATTATCTGGTTCTCGTTGTTGCAAACACACCTCCACAATTGACCCATATCCTTGTACAGGTGGTGAATATACTTTAACTAGATCACCTTCCTTGAACTTGGAATTATTTAGGATGGCTTCGTGTGTTCTGATCCCAGTCTGCGATAGACAGGAAAGGAATTCTAGTAAGAGTTCGGTATGATCGCTAACAAGTCTCTGTTCCTCGTTAATAAGTTTCTGTTGATCCGCGTCTTGGGTAAGGCGTATATAATCCAGTGGGAACTTAAACAAGAGTTTTTGTAACTCGTTTAATTGCTCTGCTAGTGGACTCATGGTGGTCTCCTTTTGGTTGTATGTGGTCATTATATGTCGTCGATGGATAGTTGTCGAGGATCGTTAAGAACGAAACTCTCTATACACATTGAGCACCAGCCCATCCACAAGGCCGTAATCGGTACATTGATCGCATTCTACCATAAACAGTACGGGATCTTCGCTGAGGCACGTTACAAGACCGTATGTCTGGGCTAGGAGGGTTTCTCCATCTACTAACTCATTCTCTTCTGCTCCAATGACATCATTAGATGAGAGAATAGGAGCACCTACAGGGAAGAAACATTCATAGTCATCTTCTGTTTCTACAAAGTCAAATACATCTTCTAGTATTTCAGTTAGATGATCAAAATCTTCAGGAACATCGTATAGCTCATGTTGAGCCACACATGGTAGTCGAAGTACTTTAGATATATCCATCTTAGGTTGTTTGCATAGACGATCTCATCATAGCACGAAAATGGTGAGGTGTATAGAGAAGGAACGATCGCGATCGTCTTGATCAGATATAAGTATATGTACTCAGATCGTCTAATTTGAGTGAATTTCATTTTGACCAATCGATCAGGTCAATTTGGTCCAATCGATTAGTCAAAATGGAAAAGGATAGATGATCGTGATCAATCATACAAGGTTCGGTTAATTTCACCCCCAATCATCCAAGATGCCTGAAGCGCACCTGATCTCTAGTTTTGAATGAACATACAAGTGCGATCGCGTTATTAAGATCGAAAATGGACAAAAAAACGCAGTTACTATATATACTATAGCGATCGCGTTTTTTTGTCCAAATCGAGAGTAAAAGGCGAGGGCTCTCTCTGGCATCTTGGATGATTGGGGGTGTCTTTTGATATATCTAACTTTTTGGACAATCGATCAGACCAATTTGACCCAATCGATTGGTCAAAATGAGGAAGAGATGGACTATCGCGATCGTTCCCATATATTACTAGCTCTTTACTTTGCCTATGATCCTTCTGACACTCTCTGATCTGAATAACAAGGTTTTTTATGGTAAACACTGACTTTTGTCCGAATGCGATTTTTTCTTAACGAGAAAATGCGGGTTTCAGCGATTTGAACACCAATTTTTTATCGTTTTTCACTTTTTTCTATTAGATCGCTATGATCCATATATATCAATGGTTTCAACGTCCCCCATTATAAGTAGCCCTTGCCTCTCTCTTGCTTTCTCTGATCGCTATAACTATTGATATATATGGATTTGAGCCTTATCCTTTTCAGATCTGAAGAAAATCGTGGGCACCTATTATTATTATATTTAGACCTCCACGGTTCTCTTCAAATCTGAAAAAGAATGTTCAAAAGTATTGATATATAACGATCATAGCGATTAGTAATGCTCTGAATGTACACAAAAAGCTTAGATATAAACACAGATCGATGGCAGAGCAAGAGAGAGGGCTACTCAAATGGGGGACGTAATAATATATAGTATAAAAACAATGATCGCGATCGATAAGAGAGCGTACCTCATAAATACTTTCTTTTTTCTTTTGTTGACTTTTATTAAACTCTAAAGTATTATTAAAACCTAGAGTATTATGATCAATGTAAATATACTTAGAACTCCAGATGTCAACACGCGGAAAATACAGATCTCACAAACGGGCACATAGAACAGATCCGATCGCGATCAATATGGGCATTTCGATTAGTGTAGAGAATAGAGCGCTTCTTGAGGAACTTTCCAAAAAGATCGGGTATTCGATGTCGAACACGATCGCGATCGCTCTTCAAGAAATGGATCAACGTTTACGATTAGAGGATGTTGGTGATGAAGTTTAAGGTTTGTTTGGATACGAAGTCATTCTCGACGAAACCAGCAACGAATGATATTAAGGGTATTAGTTATCGTCTACCTAAGAATGAGATTGAACTAACACTGGATGAACTTGCGGAAGCTGCGATTCAAGGTTATTCGTTCACTACTGCTACTTTTGGTGGTAAGACAAAAAATAAATCAAACTGGATTGGTCCTCAGTATTTATTTGGTAAGGACTTTGATCGCAATACTGAACCTGAATATATCTACAACAAGGCTCAGGAATTGGGTTTAGGATTTGGATTTGCCTACACTACATTCTCTGATACTCCTGAATATCGCAAGTTGCGTTTCGTATTTTACGTTGATAATCCTATTATCATTACTTCTACTCAAGCTGAGGGTATCTTGACTGCACTGGATACTTTCTTTGGTGATAGTGACATTTCGTGTAAAAATTGCGATCGTGTTTGGTATGGAGGAAAAGAGAGAATCTTTGGAGATAGACCTCAACGACCCATTACAATTGAATCTCTGATCCAACTACTCGAATTAGCAGCGGTTGTTAAATCCGATAAAGTCAATAAAGCTCGGGATCTAAAGGTCGTTCAAGATAAAAACGAAACGCTTCGTGAGTTATTAGATCAGAATCAGATTGATACAAAATTTATTGGCTACAAACTTCCCGACATAATAGAAGATGTGGACATCGAAGCGACATTAGTGCCGCAACTCAAGATATTACAATCCATTAAAGAATGTGGCTTCATCGAACCTGTAAGTTGTTATGAGAGAGGTGAACGTCTACACCGCCCTCAAATATGGGGATTAGCCATGAATCTTCGCTATATCAAAGGTGGATTAAACTGGCTAGAGAAATATATGGACAGAGATGGTCGATACGAAGATTATCACTATGACATTCTCAGTGTTAGTGGTTATCATCCAACACGGTTACAAACGTTCAGCCCTTTTGAATCCGATCATTTGGCCTATAACCTGTTATACTTAACTGGCAGGAAGGAATATGCTATTACTGAAGATACGCAATTCTTAAGGAGCCAATCGGTGTTTACAGTAGAAGCCGCCCGCCATCATTTGCAAAATTATTGGAATCAGTTTATTAACGCTGACGATAACAAAGTCTATGTTTTTAAGACGATTACCGGATTAGGCAAAACTCAATTGATTGCGGATCTCATCAAAGATGGCAAAACTACTGGATATACGATCGCGTTTTCTACCCATGATCTTAAAGATGAATTTTGCGAAAGAGCTAACGTACTGAACGCTGAAGAATTTGCCAAAGCTAAACGAGATCGTACTTTGCAATCTAACGTTACTTACGTTAATCCTAAGCTGCCTGACAGCCTCCCTAGCGAGATTAGAACTAAGTTGAGCTATCTATACTCTACAGGTGCAGAAAAGGCCGCTGAGAGGCTTCTGAAGGGCTATATCAAACTTCTTAAAACTACAGGTCAAGATACTGAAGAACTTGACGATTATCGTGTAGCCAAACAAGCGATCCACGGTTGTACTTTTGGAAACATTGTCACTACTCACGCTAATGCTTTTAGTAAAGATCGCAAAGGCAAGCATCTCTATGGTCACAATAATACGATTATTTTCGACGAAGATCCTTTGACTGAGATTGTCAACACCTTTACTGTAACTCTTAGAGATTTTAAGACGTTACGTGGTCATACAAAGAATGCAGAACTTCGTCGTATCTGCGATTACTACATCAACCATATTGAAAACGATCCTGCTGTTCTTCGACAGAAAGAGGAATTTACTACAGTGGGTATGGGTGAGGAGATTGTTTCTATAATCACTCAAACTCAACACGACAAGTTGTTCAATAGTAATATCGGTCAGTTCTTCACTAGTGATGTAGCTTTCTACAGTTCTCATTCTTCTAGGTGGGATGATCCTCAGAATAAGGACCACATTGTTTTTGTAGTCAAGAGAACCTTACCAACAAATCGTAAGATTGGAATTTTTTCAGCAACGGCTGATGAGAAAATATATCGCTTACTCTTAGGCGATCGTTTGGTATTTATCGATCTTACTTCTGTACTCTGTCAAGGTCAATTAGTTCAGCACACTAAACATTCCTGTTCTAGAGCTTCCCTTAATAACGAAAACGTATTGGGAAAGGTTGTGGAGGAGGTGAATCAGTTAGGTCATCCTGTTATTACTTTTAAGTCTTTCCAAAAGCATTTTGATGGCGCTATTGAGGATGTTTATTTAGGTAATAGTTCTGGTACCGATAAGTTAAATGGTCAATCTGTAACCATTGTAGGCACCCCTCACGTTCCTTATACCACCTATATATTATTTGCAAAGGCGCTAGGGTTGGATGTAACCTCATTCTTTCTACATAAACCCGTTAATCGTAGAATTGAACGCAATGGATTTGTATTCCCTTTGATGACTTTTGAACGTGATGATCTAGTTGATGTTCAGTGTTATTTTATTGAACGTGAACTGTATCAAGCTGTTGGTCGTCCACGTTTAATTAACAACGATGTCGAAGCTCACCTTTTTAGTAATTATCCTTTACGCCTTTATTCCAGTAAGGACGATCGCGTGATGATGGATAGTCGCATTGTCTGCGTTCAAGACAATAATGAATCAACCGGACTATGATATACTCTATCCATCGCACATTAAAGGACGTTTATGATCTCTAAACCTGTCATTCTAACACCTGAACAAAAAGCAGATCGCTCTAAAAAGCCATCTTATAAAAAAGGTAACAAAATTGACTTCAAATGTGTTGCATGGCTCAATGGTAGACTAGTACGATCTTTGCCTAACGATAAGGGCGATCGCACGTTGATGTTTAGATGCACTGATGGATCAGTATTTAGAGTTTTGGATCTGGCGCGATCTGATTCCACTTTTATTACTAGAGTTCTAGCGGATATAGAAAAGTATTTCAAAGAGGATCATCTCTGGTCAGTTTATCCTCAAGCATTGAACAAATTTCAGGGTATCGTACCGTTTGCTTGTGGTGATGGTCGCGATCGTCCTGTTGACTGGCTAGAATTTGAAGCTAGTGTCGGTAAGAGCACAAGTGATACATCTTTAGCTTTGTATGTAGGACGTAGAGGACACAGCAACAAAGATTTTAATTTTTATAATGTTGTCATACCAGAAGATTTCAAGTTACCAAAAGGATTAAAATTCGGTCGTCATGTAGTCGGCAAAGCTAAGAGAGATGGTAATATATTTGTATTGAGTGAGTTAAAAATCATCTATGACACTAAAAACTCTGTTCGACCTGACAAATCCAGCTCCTCTAAGGGAGAACTATCCGAACGACGAGATGTGGGCACAAGCTCATCGCAATTGGATGTGCCAACGTAATGGTTGGACCTATGGTCAATTCGCACGATATTGTAACAAAGTGCGATCGTCTGAAGAAAGTTAGTCTATAATAGTTTTAGGTTTAGGACATGGTTTCCGGATCGCAATTGGGTGACTCAATTGCGATCTTTTTTTTTGTAATGAGATCAGGTGAGACAACTATTATCAGCGATCTTTTTGCCGCAAGATATAGCTAGTCTGCGAGTATCGTAAACACCAACGATATACGACCGTTCCCAATCGCTTTCGTCTATTGTTACAAAGGCTAGTTCATTCGAGGCTTTATAACGGACACGGACGATTCTAATTTGGGTTAGATTATGATGTCCTCCTCTGAAGAATGTACCGGCGTTGTAAATAATAAACCCTTTTGTGTCGAGTTCTTTAACAATAGATGGGTTCATGGTAATTTAGTATGGTTAATGTATCAGTCCTCTGCCCTGGACTTGAACCAGGATGATGAACACCTTAGAAGGGTGGTGGCTTGTCCAATTAGCCCAGCAGAGGAAAAATATGGGAGTATAGGGAATCGAACCCTAACACGGCACTAATCAGGTGCGCTTCGGCTTATAAGACCGACGATGCTCCATACATCATACTCCCTTGCGTTATCTTGATTATACACCACTTATCAAATTAATTCATATTTCTTAGCTCATTTGCGTACAGATCCGCTAGATACATTGTATTTTCTAGCTATAGCTTCCCATACTTTTGGACGGACGATCGCACTTACAAGCTATACCAGGTTTTCCTGAGTAAACTGCGCGAAATACTCATTGTTACTAGCCGACCCTTTTTACTGAATTTACCGTTACGACCAGGGGCTCGTAATTCATAGTAGAAGTCATATTTTCCGTATCTATAGGGGTCTGCAATCCTAATGTTTGATACATACCCTTCGATATCATCAGTTGGAGTTTCACTGGATTTAGCTACAACATAGTCTCCTACTTTGAATGGGGACTTCTCTGAGAGTAGTTCCATCAACATTGCTTCGGTGTTTTTTACAGTTGATAGAACATCTAACATAGAGTCCAATGATAGACTTTCACTAGATCCTAGATGATTCCCAGTTACTTTTAGAAGTTCGTTCGAAATTTTACCTAAAGCTACACTTAGATCATCGTGATTGTTCATTGTATGTTCTTCTTTGTTAACTATTTGACGGCAATGAGACATGGAAGAATCGAACTTCCATCAAGAGGTTAAAAGCCCCGTGCTTTACCGTTAAGCTAATGTCTCACTTTTTTCTATAATACACGAGGTCTTCTATGACCGTCAATAGAAACACCAACTGGATATTCTATTTATTTCTATCTTATATTAAACGCTTTTAGAACTATTACTATTTTTTTCATTAGAATTCATAAGGTGTAGTGTTGTAATTAGTAATAATAGCTTCAATCATGGGATTGCGGTTGTTATTACTTGCTCCAACATGGTAAAAATGTTCTTTAGTTAAAATATTAAACTTACCCCATAAAGATTTAACATATTCATTTTCTCTGAAGTCATTATGATGCCATGTAGATAATATAAATTTACTTTTTGTGTTTGATAGAGCTTTGAAGAGACACGTTTCGTGCTCACTATCCCAACTGTTGTAATAATCAACGTGTCTATCAATGTATGGTGGATCACAGTAAATAATATCTTCTGCCCCACTTTCGGAGATAGTTTTCTCGAAATCCTGACATTTAAAAATAAAATCTTTAGTCTTTAACAAAAGGCAGACATGAGAAATCTGATTAGTAATTTTCGTAATGTAAGCCTGAGCAAATCGCTGCGGTTTTCGACAGAAAGGTATATTGAATTCTCTTTTGCGGTTAAACCGAATCATTCCATTGAAGCCAGCCCTATTCAAAAACAAGAAATCGAGTGGTTGATGCTCCTTGTTGAACCTCTCACGCACCTTGTAGTAGTGAGATTCGCCTTTATCTAAAAGCTTCGCACCTTCCTCTTCTAAGTAGCTTCTGACTTTTTCTGGCGTAATATTTCCGTCAGAAATACCTTTATAAAAGGCGATTAAATGAGGGTTTGTATCGCATAAGAGTGCATGTTTTGGTGCTAGGTTAAAGGCGACAACACCCGTACCCATAAATGGCTCAACCCATCTTCCGTCAAATTCATGTGGGACTATGCTACTAATCCAAGGAACAAGCTTAGTTTTTATTCCTTGAGATTTTATGGGTGGAATATTTACTTTCATTTCTTGTGTTATCTTTTTTTGTAATATATGATGTCTTCTATGACCGTCAATAGAAACACCAACTGAATAATCGGCCACAGTAGACGCAGCCCTCTATAGTCAGATCGCATCTCTACATTCAGAAAGTGATGATTTTCCTTCTCTTCTTCAATGGTGAAAATTAACATACAGTTATTAACGTTAACTTTCGTAACGTTGCGATCTTGTTCTATAGTCACTTCTTGTGTGTGACCAAAACGTTCTAAATTAAATCGTACTAATTCAGAAGATTTTGAAAAAACTTCTTTTACTTTTACACCGCACAAAGTAAACCAATGCGCTTTGTCTAGATGCCATATATCTAGGAGATGGTTTCTTTGAAGACTAATAGGTATATCAAACCTATATTTATTTTTAGCGATCAGATACATTTGAATTAATCCCGAGATTTCGATTTTCAAAAAGCTCCCTTTCATTAATAACTTTACAGGTGTTCAAACACCCTTCTCTTTTAGCATACTGACAAATACGTGTGTGTTGTACATCTGGTGCAAACTCTACATCATAGATCCGCTCGAACGTTTCGCCGTTCTTAACGGGTCTACTAACATAAAATATACCTTCTAAAACCCGAGTTTCACACACAGGACAGATTTGAATTTTCATAGTTGACGATTAATGTTTTGTTGATAATCCTCTACACCCAGCCTTTTTTTCAGTATAGCCTTATACATTGCTTCTCTGATCATCATGGTTCTGTGAACCTTCTTTAATAAATCCCTGGCCTGATCGGCACTCATCATATCGACTTTTTTATCGAATACGACCAATTCAAGTTCTTGTTCTAAAGTAAGTTCTTCCATTGGTTCCTAAGCTAATTGGTTGTCGATATCATATCATAGGTGTTATAGTATTGCACAGGTCATGCCGCCATAGCTCAATCGGTGGAGCAACAGTTTTGTAAACTGAAGGTTCCGAGTTCGAGTCTCGGTGGCGGCTTCTACAGGAGGACAACCATGATACAACCTAACTGGCAAGCAAGCGGGGAGCCTCAAAGGAAGAGCAAGAAAACGCCGCGCAAACATCAAGCATGGTTAGCAGCACATCGATTACTGGTAGAACGCCTTAAGAAGGGCATCAATTGCGACCCTGAAAAGGGTCTTTTTTTTGTCTAAATCCGTCCTTTTGATCGCACGAGTTTGAATCAATTATTATATAGATCGATGCGATCTGTGTGAATGATGGTAAAGTATTACGTTCTAGATACCAATGTTCTATTGCATGACAGTCTATCCATATACAAGTTTGATGACAATGTTGTAGTTCTTTGTATAAGTGTTTTAGAAGAATTGGATTCTTTCAAAACAGGAGATGGCGTATTAAATCGTAATGCAAGACACGTTTCTAGGGAGCTTGATAAATTACGTCAACAAGGCGATTTAATTCAAGGTGTATCTTTACCTAACGGTGGCAAACTAATTATATCTGTCATCAGTCAAGAAATTATATCTAAGATACCGGCTGAATTGTCTAGAGATAAAGTTGATAATTGTCTACTCGCCACAGCCAAATATCTGACTGAGTTACGAGAAAAGAGTGATGAACAAGTTGTTCTTGTAACTAAAGATATAAATCTTCGTGTAAAAGCGGGTGGACTTCGTGTAAAAACAGAAGATTATAGATCTGAGAAAATCGACCATACACATTTATATGATGGTCACTCAGAAACCGTTATGACAGCAGATCAAATGAGTCAGTTATTTGATCGCGGTATTGTTACAAACGATCCTTACTTCCCTAACGAGTGTATAACTGTACGAGATGTAGCGAATCCTTCTCATACTGTTCTAGCGATCTATAAACAGGGAGCGATCAGAGCGTTACCAAAGCTGGATCAAATTAGTAGAATCACTCCTAAGAATAGAGAACAATCATTTGCGTTGCATCTACTCTTAGATGACTCTGTACCCCTTGTAACGATAAGTGGTGCTGCTGGTACAGGTAAGAGTCTTATGGCCTTAGCTGTGGGCTTATCAAAGGTACAAGCGGGTGTTTATACTCGTATGTTGGTTTCCAAGCCTACAATGCCTATGGGAGGCTCTAAGAACGATTTAGGGTTTTTACCAGGATCATTAAGTGAGAAACTAACACCTTGGTTAGCTCCGATCAAAGATAATCTTGATGTGATTTGTAACTATAAGCACGACAAAAAGACCAAACGTAGTGCTTATGATGATCTAGAAGAACAAGGTCTTATACAGGCTGAATCACTTGCTCACATACGAGGACGATCGCTACCAAAACAATATATATGGGTAGACGAAGCTCAGAATATGAGTCCATCAGAAGTGAAGACCGTTTTAACTAGAATCGGTGAAGGTTCTAAATGTATACTATCTGGAGATCCTACTCAAATAGATAGTAGTTATTTAGATAGTGGTAGCAATGGGTTAAGTCTTGTCGTAGAACGGTTCAAAGAAAGCGATCTTTCTGCTCATATAACATTGAGTAAAACAGAGAGATCGCCTTTGAGTGAATTAGCTGCTAGACTCCTCTGAAGTTAGTCTGTATGACCAATCATCCGTAGCGATAGATCCTCCTTCACAGTAGTATCTTTTGGAGGCCACTTTGAATTTAGGTAAGGGAGGATTATCGCTACCACTTAAACTTGCGTCTACAAACTGAACTCTATTGTTAGGTAGAAGTGCAAATTGACCGTTATCTAACGCGATCATATTAAAACTTTTATGTTCTTCGGGATCTTCTGTATAACTCAGAGATAATCTATCTGATGGCGTATAACTATCTATAGTAAGAACATAATAACCTCGTATCTTTTTGTTTCTTATGTAAGCTATACAATCTATATTGTTTACAACACTTTTTTTTATTACATGAATGTAATTATCAAAACAATCCCATAACTGTAATTCGTTTGTCTGTAAATAGTTATTCCCCTCTTTGTGTAGAATACATTCTATTGGAAGTTTGTCATATAACGCCCCGTATTCTGGTATATACACCTCAAATCTAAACGCCTCTCCAGGTACACTTTTTACAGTGGCTAATCGCGCCCTTATAAGTCTTTTAGAGTCACCATTCTCTACATACTCAGATCTTATAAGAACTGGGAGAGGCGGCAGATTCACTATGTTCATAGCGGTGTCAGAAACAGCTCTTTACTATCTACATACATTGGATTAACGTTTAGCGATTTTGTTATGTAGTATCCATCTCTTTTCCCGTGTTTGGCAAAAAAGACAATACCGTAATGTAACATCGCACCATCCTTGTATTGTATGGCTATAGCTTTTCTATATGCCGTGTGTTTACCTTTAATCTTTCCAATGTAATGTATACACCAGGCTTTTCTAGGACTTTTCATTTTTTACCTTTTTGAAAAGTTCTATCACCTTTGTTTCTATTTCTCCACGACTTTTATTTATCACTTCGTCGTCCGAGTTTGTGACAGTTTTCAATTTTTGATAAAGAACTTCCAATTCTTTTCTACCAAATGTTTTTACCAAATACGAGATTTTTTCCAACGTGGTAGTTTTAATTAACTGATCCAAGTAGTTCAACATTTGTTTTGCTCGTTGTCATAAAGTATTAGAGCCATTTCTAGAGTAGCACGGAAGCAACGTTCGAGTACATCTATTTTTCCTTGATCTTCATTAGCTATAAGGGCTTCTGTTACAGCTTGAACAAGGTAACATAGCAGATCTAAACAATTTTGAAACCCGTCAATATACGGAGATTTACCGTTTTGAGGCTGTATATACAGACCGTCTCTGTTATAGAGATATTCTGATCGCTCAGCTATAGCTTTCCCTATTTCCGTATAACGATCCATACCGTTTATACGTTGCAGGACGATCGCAAAACACGGCATTAAGTTATTTTTTTTGGGATTATTTTGTTCAATAGTTGCGATCCTTGTCATAGAGATTCGTACAAAGTTTGTATAAATTGATATATGACGCGATCGTTCTCGTATTCTTTGGCTAATCGCGCCAATAATGTTCTAATAGCTATACTACATCCATATTGAGCTATATTGGTTCCGGTAGCTATTTCATATATGTCTCTATGCAAAGAATTATTATCGTTGATGTTCTTAGAAACAACTCTTTTCAACGCTACCAATTCTAATTCTACTTTAGTGAGCCTATCGTAAATATCAGTCTGGTCTCCCATCGAAGTACTCCTTTACTCCTTTAACAAGTACGAACTCTGTTTCGTTTCGTCCACAGCCCCAACAATATGCGATAATCAACACAGCTACTTGCACAGATTGTTGAAAGGATAATTGTGATACAATACTCCTTGCTAACAATTCAAGGGTGTCATTCGTTAGGTGTTTCATCATCTCTAAAAAGTAAAAGAAAAACGAACGTGAAACTTACGGTTAGCGATAATGTTAACATGGTGCCCAATAAAAAAGAAAATAAGGCAAGACTTATCGGCTCTGTTTGTACTAAGTTATTTATGTCCATAATGGTTGATCTTATTACTCCGATTGAGAGTTTAACATAAATGGCTTCTTTTTTCAAGAATGTTAGCGATCTATTATACTTAGTCAACGGCAGATCGCGTTCTCGCAAGCGTGGAAGACCTTCTCAAGGTGCTGATCTTATAGGAAGCCAAGATCAACTTCGTCCTGTCGGTCACAACACTTACAGAACGAGAGTATGGGACATTGTAGAGTTACCCATACGAGGATTACTTTACGGTGATGTAGCATTAGCCATAGAGTGTGAGGAGATGATAACATGGAGTCCTGAGATGACAACATGTTTACGTCTTATCAGTCAAAATTGTTTCCAGTCATCTGATGGTAGTGTTGAATCGTGGCGTGTTAAAACAAAAAGGGATGATGGTTTACTGTTAGAACGCTCTCCTAACGATAGAGTAATAGGAATCGCAAGGGATTTATCCAATAGATATTCTGGTAGAGATCCTGTACTTGGTGCTCAACGCCTCGAACAAGCTGTATACGGGGCGTATGGTAGAGGTGATGCTTTTATGGAATTAAGCATCCAAAACGATGGTGCAGGACGATGGTACATTGAGCGATCTAATTATTTACCAGCATGGTCGATGTTTGTAGAAGAGGATGAAACAGGGAAATTAATCAGCTATCGACAACAAGTAAGAACACAAACTTCTGAAAGCGATCGCATTTGGGGAGGTTATGATACAGCTCGTATATTACAGTTCTCTTATGGTATGCGACAACGTTATGGATTCCCAGCGTGTTTCGCACAAATAGAAAGCTGGCGTAAAATGAAAGATGCCAGTATTCTTTTAGAGCGATCGGCAGGAGAATCACTGGCCTTTTGGATACACACCTGTGGTGAACAACACGATAATACTTATTTACAAAATTATAGAAGCGAATTTGAGGCCAACTTAGCAAGTGGTCAAGGTTACATAAGTCACGTCTATCTACCTCATGGTAGTGACATTAGACGCAGTAGTGAAGCCAATCCTTCTTTGAAAGGACTTATGGATTACTATATGCAAACGCGGTATTCCTGTATGTTACCTACGGTTCCTGTACCTCTTATTGCAGGACTAGGTATTGTTCAAGGTGCAAGTAAAGAATTAGGTAATTTACCTGCTATATCCTATGGTAGAACGATCGCACATGCGAGATCTATCATTGCCGAACAGATTATATACGCCATAGGACTTGAATATACATTGAACTATGGATATGAAGAATGGTGTGAAGAACGACCTTTTGTTGAAATAGCATGGCCTAGTTGGGTAAACTTTGATGGTATCCCTGGATTAAACCCAGTTAGTCAACCTAGTAAACCTATAGAAGTTCAGGAAGAGGAAGCAAAAGAGAAATTTGTTCAACTTAACGGGAATTTTGTAAGAGCCAATCTTGGATGAATTGCTATCTTTGTACGATGAATGATCCAATCTTCTCTAATCTATCTATAGAACATTTAGAGTATCATGGCTAATCCAAAAGATTTCAAAGTAGGTGAGTTTGTAAGTTGGAACTCTAGTGGTGGTAGAGCTAGAGGTAAAATAACTAAAAAAGTCACTGATGGTCTTGTGCCAGACATTGATGTGAAAGTGGAAGGAACTCCAGAAGATCCGGCTTATCAAATTAGAGTCTATAGAGATTCTGAACCTACTGATACATTGGTTGGTCATAAAGGTTCTGCTTTAACGAAAATCCAACCTATCGAATCCAAAAGAGCTGTCGATAGTGACAGACTGGACGAAGTATATGGAAAATATAGAGATGCTGTAAATATGTCGGCTTCTGAATTGCAAAGATGGTCAGAAACCGAATGTAGCAGGAAAGCTTCTGTGTCTCGCGCTCCAATTAAAAGAAATTTAGAACTTCTAAAAACTAAAAAGGCAGAGTGGACTAATAAGCATATTAGATGGGCTAACAGAACCATTAGTTTTGTAAGTCGTATGAAGAATATGCCTAATGGAGAACCTGTTTCTAAAGAGTGTCCTAGTAAACGTGACATATCGTTAAAGAATTGGGCTTATGATCCTAGTAAATCCTCTAACAAGAGTGTTACGTCCTCAGATAATTCAAGACGTTTTGTGTTAGACGTTTCAGAAGACGAGTTTTATAGAGCTTTCTCAAACGCTACAGATGTAACTGAGAAAGAACTCACCCAGATACGTGAATTAACAGATGAAAGTACGATCTCTGATAATTGGGTTATCGTAAAACTAAACATCGCTAATAACCTTGTCAATCAGAACGATCGCAAGTTAGATGTGAAGTTGTTAACTATGATTGGAGCTAATCTCGTAGGAGAGAATCTTGTCGTAGACGATGACAATTTTATCTTATCCAGTTCAGTTGTTATCGACGAAAATTCTGAAGGCTTTAGCGATCATAACAAAGAGATTATAGAGAAAGAAGGATTAGCTTCGTTGGTATTAGCGATCGCTGTTTCTCGTAGTTCTACATTGTTTAAGAACATTGAAGATAAGGTTTATAAGAGTGTATCATTTACTATTTCTCTATATAAACCTCATCTCCGCTGTCCTAATTGCGAAATGCTAAAATCAGGCGATCAAGTACGTGTGGATACTTATTATGAAGACGAACACAACAATAGAACGTTTTCTTGTCCACACTTAGCAGCGTCTACTCCTATACAGGACATTGTGGGTGACGCATTTCATTTCAACGACTATGTTATTCTTGATTCACAAGATGTGGATAGTGTTGATTTAGTAATCGATTAATCCTTCTCTATACATAGGAAAATCTTCGCTCAATCTAAGGAGTACTGTTTTTCCTTTCTCTGTACAATAATATAGTCTTTTCTTAGTATTCAATTCTATCAAACCTAGATCTAACATAGGTTTAATGTAGAATTCGTATTTACCTTTTTTGTCTATTTGTTTTTGTTGTTCGTTATCGCACTGTTCGTACCACAGTTCATCTAGTTCGTTTAGATCCTCATCTATGTACGAGATGAACGTAGCTTCTAACAGACTCCTGTGTATGTCAGAAATGAGTATCAGTTCCGGTAGCATAATATAGTATTAAAGTTCCAACAACATAGCTATTATGCTAGCACACGTTTCTCTTGCTGTGTTATGATTCTTAAAACATATCCTAGTGGCGCATGTGGTTAATCACTAAAATCCAAAGATTGTGGCGTAGGTTGTTACGCCAGCAGTTGTATTGGGTTCAGTGCGATCGCTACAGTAGAAGACACAATCGATTCCTAGATCGCACCATCATCGCCATATGGGCGCGAAACGAATTGTCGGCTATTCATAGAGCTGAAAAACATCTATCTAACAAGAGTGTTATAGTGTTACCATGTATAGCGAAATTCTTAGTGTGATCTTTGAGCTTTGTGTATCATACATACTGGTAGGTGTGGTTTTAACAACACTCCTACTATTATTGGTCTTAACGGCGTTGATTATCAACGACGAAGGATTATTTGTTATATTAGGTTTGGAGTTTGGTAATAGTGCTGAAAAGATATTCTCTTCTCATTTTTGGATAAAATGGTTTGTGCTATCGTTGTTTGGATGGCCCTATGTAATATATAAAATCAAGAATCTGAATAATGAAGTCTAAACAAAGCGATCGTCATAAAAATAGAGAACATCTAAAAAAGACTTTACTGAATTTTTACAATGATGAAGTTAAGATTCGTGTTCTCCAATCTTTTACAAGGTGTCAACATTGTGATAAATTATACAGTGATACAGTACACCATAAAAGAGGGAGACAAGGTGTTATACGTCTAGATAGAGATTCTATAAAGGAGGAACTCTTGCTATATAGTCCACAATTAGTGGAAATCATTCAAGGACATTTTATCGATAGCATTCCACTTCTCATATATTCTGGTAACTTAATGGCTGTAAATAACGTATGTCATCGTTACATACATGATAATCCTGCTATAAGTTACGAGAACGGTTGGATGTTAAAACGTATATAACGAGGAGTATCTATGATCCAATATATTCTCGGTTTTATTTCAGGAAGTGCAGCTATTCTTGCTTATGGAGCTTTTCTAAATAAGAAGAATAAAGCTGAACAACTTATTAAAGCCAACCTACTCAACGTTGTAATAGGAGATATACCATCTGGCTTTGATGGATATTGTTATCAGAGAGAAGACAATATATTTCTTATTCGATTGTTTGAAGAACGTATGGAAGAAGAGATTAACGAAGATAATCTTGATCTACCTGAAGTGGTAACAACTAAGAGACTGATACCTATTGCTCATGGTATATCTAAACGTAATTTCGTAAAAGAAATATCGTTTGAGGAATGGGCTATACAAGTCATGATGAGTTGTGTTGATGGTGTATTGTCATCAGTGCCCGTGGAGAACTATATCATAGAGGGACCGGAAGAGAACTATCACTTGTTGCGTATTATTGAACCAGATGGTGATACCATCAAAACGATCGCCCATGGCGTAAAAGATTCTAATGGACTTCGTTTGGTTGATGAATATCAATGGGCTATGCAAGGAGGTATTCAATTAATTAACCAAGAAGGTAATCCTATTCTTTACAGCATTAACGACGACGAAGATCTAGAAGAAGTTTGATTTTTTCTGTATCCTGTAATAGAATATAACTTTCCAACTATTTTCTATGGATCCTTATGGAAACAAAAGAGTGTGACACTTGTAAAGAAATTTTGTCCATAGATAAGTTTGAACTTCGTTCTGATCGCGGAACATATAGAAAGGATTGTAAATCTTGTCGTTACAAAGCAAAACGCGATCGTCGTAAACAAGGAGTTTCTAAAACTGAAGTAACAGTTGATATACAAAAAGATGACGCAACTGGTATCATAACGGCCAATATAACAACGATTGGATCTCCAGCAGATCCTATTGAGTATCTAAAGTCTAAGGGTATAGATACCGACTCTTACACAATGACTAATGGGCGTGTAAAGAGTTGGACGACCTCTATGAAACTTAGAGACAAAGGAGGTCAAGACACTCTTACACAAATCGAAAATTTTGGTGTTACTGCTAACATCGTACCTAAGACAATTAATCCTATTGAATTTGGTCTACAACAAGTAACATGGACTAGACCTGAATCAAAGTATAAATTCGATAGTAGACCAAAATACGTAGAGAATATATTAGTATTACCTGATATTCATTTTGGATATCGTTCTGTAAATGGAAATCTAGTATCCACCCATGACGAAAAAGCTTTGGTTCTAGTTCTAAAGTTGGTAGAATTGTTAAATCCACATCTTATTGTAGCGTTAGGTGACACATTAGACTTTCCTGAATTTGGTCGTCATCCCCATGGAGTAGATCTTAAAGGTCATACTCAAAAATCATTACAGACGGCAGCGACTTTCTTCCACGATATCAGAGAACTTACAGATTGTGAATTTAGAGTTATAGAAGGAAATCACGATAAAAGAGTTGGCGACTATGTAAGAGAGGCGATAAAAACAGTCGTGGACGTTCCTGGATTTACGTTTACCATCCCTAGCATATCTGACATGTTAGACTTTGATGGTAAGAACATAATCTATCACGGTGGATTCACTAAAGAAGGCTTCGACGGTTATACTAGCGGAGCTAACGTATGGAAACATCGTGATTGGATTTATACTCATGGCGAAAAATGTGGTAAAGACGCGATCGCCGATACAATGAAAGCTTATTATTCAAATGTTGTCATGGGACATATCCACAGACAATCTACGGTCTCACAAATGATTCCTGTACCTACGGATTCTGGTATAAGATACAAGAGAATGTGGGGTGTTTGTCCAGGTATGATTGGTAAACAAGACCCTACACTACCTGGTTATGGCGTAGAACGTAATTACCAACAAGGTGTAACTATTATTACCCATTTTTCAAAAGATGACTGGCACACTTTTGATTCTACAGTTACACAAATACCTTTCATTGATGGACACTGTTTTTATAACGGAGATCTTTTAGTAGCATAAACCAAACATCTTATTGTCTTTAGTTATAAATAAATAAAAGGCTAAAACGCTAAAATGGTATTTGTAAATAGCGTTGTATAGCCATGGAACTTATCACAACTTCAGATACGTATCTAAAACCTAGTGCCGCAGATAGCAGCACTATTGGTAAAGAAGAACTCGCTATTGCCAAACGTGGTAAGACTTTTCCTATTGCAGCATATAGGGAAGAAGGGAGTCACATTGTCTTCACGTTAGATATTGAAAAGATTGATCCTAAAACTATTCACAAAAGCGGCAAAAACACTTGGTATGTCTGGAAAGGTGCTATAGAAGATCAAAGCGGTTTTAGTATGGACAATAAACCTATAGATTCTTCTGTAAGTAAGCCTAAGGATCTCGGTGTATCATTTCTTTTACCCGGTAACAGTGTTAGAACTTGGTCAGGACAACCTGTACACGATCGCAAGGCACCTAATATTACATGGGGTGAAGTATTACATTTTACACCTTCTGGTAATTATCGTCGTCCTGCTAATGCGTCTGTAGTGGCGAATTTAATAAGTATTTCTATAAAAGCTCAAAAGATATGCGATCGTTTTGGAAAATCCATTATCATCCGTAGTGGTTACAGAGATCCTGAGACTAATGCCCGTGTTGGAGGTGCCCCTTTTAGTATGCACGTTCAAGGCAAAGCGTTAGATATAGCCATTCCTGGACGATCGCCTTTAGAACTTTATAGACTTCTTAATGATGAATGGCGAGGTGGTTTAGCATATAGTAACAGTATGCAGTTTCTACACGTTGATGATAGATCTGGTGATGCCAGATGGATTTATCCTGGCGGTTAACGGTATTCTGTACTTGTTAATTCGGTTTGTTGCTATTTGTAGATCGCGTCTTAGATCAGATAATCTAACTATGGTTTAGGTAGAGTCATGGATCAGCGAAAGATAAGCATCCTAAAATCTGTCGTCCAAGCCAGTCATAAACCCGCACATCTACGGGCTATTCACCCTGATGTATTATATGTGGAACCTGCTTATGTGCCTCACACAGGCAAGTTTCTATATCGTATCATAATGAAAGACGGAGAAACCATATACGGTTATGCCAAGGTGCAAAATCGTGGTGGTCCCTCTTATCTTTCTCTTTACATGGTAGATGCTTGGGACTGGTTAAGTATGGGCGGTTTATACCTTCTCGCTGATAAATTTGATTCTGATTCTTTAGAAACTGAGAATCGCTAAACCGTTGTAGCGTTCTATATTGGATTAGATGATTGACAATATTTTTGAAAACTACAACACAATTTTCTTGTCTATTAGATCTCCTCCCCATGTTAAAATCGTGTAAACGATCGCAAGAGGTTCACTAAAATGCACAATAGAGAATTTTTGTTGATGATGTCTAATTATCAGGAGGTTGGCAAACGTCGTGAAAGATTAAGAAAGAGGGCCGAACAATATGTGTTTCGACCCGTACACAATCCGATGACGCCTTAAAATCAGCGATCGCTATTTGTAGTTCTTCCTCTATAGAACTATCTAGCGATCGCTGATCTTCTTTAACGACAAATACAACAGCGATCGTGTTTAGATCAATAATCAAAAGTTCTAACATGGTTTTTGGTAAGTTCCAATTCCAATGCAAGTCTGGATAAATGACGTGATACCCAAAAAGATCTATTATCGTTTGGCGATAAATCGCTTAACATATTTTTGTAGGATTGGATCTCTTCTAAGAGAGCTTCGGTTAAGGTCATAAATTATGTACTAGATAGGGTATACTTGAAAAAGTCTATCATAAAACAAGATGCTTAACAAAACAACCGTTAGCGAATTAACTATAGGCGATTGTATACAGTTTTTAAACGGACAACTACAAACTCCAGATCCGAGTATGTCTATATTTTGTCCATTGCAGGCCGAGATATTAGAAATAGATAGATGTTGGAATAGCGATCAAAAGAAATACTTTTATCGTTTTCGTAGTGTCGCCGCTAATAATAGTTGGTCAATCTGGTTCAATGAAGATTATCGCTTTACTGTAGTCAATAAAAAGACATCATCGAATATATATACAGCCCCGTGGGCGTTTGAAAGTGAAAAGGTGGGGAATATTTCTATAGATTAAGGCAAATGGCTATCTATATACCTTAAGTGTGTAGGAATTTACTATTGTGAAAAATAGTGTAATTCTGTAGGATCATGACGACTGAATCTTCTTCTACTATTAGTAACGAAGAATTGATGGCCACTATCAATTCTGTTCAAAAATCTATCGAAGATCTTTTAGAACTACAACGTAGCACCGTGGTTACTATAGAAGTGGAAGAAGAAGAAACCGATAATGATGAAGACGATGAAGAATACGAAAACGGTATTCGTAATCAAATTGGTTTTCCCAATAAATATGAATTAGATCTTATTTCAAAACTTACGGGTAATGTATATACGTCTACTGATTGGACAATGGTTCCTTTCATGGCCAGTAACAATCTAGTGGACTATGGTCTTCGTCGGTGGCATCCTAGCTCAATGTTACAGCTAGCATCTACAGCCGTAGGAAGACCTCTTCTAGTAGATCATGACATGGCTAATAGTTACGCTGCCAAAGGCTTTATTGTTGATGCTAAAGTCGTCAGAGAACGTACAGTAGAAGATCGCATCATCGATGGTGGTGGTCATAGAGGATATAATCAAGAAATAATTCAAAATGAAGGCTACATTTGGTTATTCTTAAACGTAGCTATCCCTACGGGTTCTGACACAGCTAAAACTTTGAATGATCGCATTCACAATGATTGTTCCACAGGTAGTAAGCTAGACAAACCTATTTTTATTTGTCCTGACTGTAGTGCTAAATACAATAGGGATGTGTCATTCTACGAGAATACTAAAGATTCTAAAGGTAAGACAATCTACACGTGCGATCATTTGATACCTTCACCTTGGATGTTGGATATGTGTAATGCTGAAGGTATAGATGTAACGGCATTTAACTTTAGTAGATATTGCACGTTAGGTGGAGAAAGACACGAATTGTTAGAACACTCTATTTGTAATAGAGGCGCACTACCCGCCGCAAGCTGTTTAAGATCCTAACAGTACTCGTTTCTCAGGCGTTGAATATCTTGCGTAGTTATAACATCTTCGGATAATAAAATCTCTCCTAGATCCAAATAGTTCATATTCCATATATTAGAGATTTCCATGAGTTCTTCTAACTTTATAGGAGTCTCTCCACTCTCACGATGTTGAACGAAAGAAGGGTTATAACCAAGGTTCATAGCGAACACCCATTGTGAACTCATACCTTGCTTTATTCGTGTTGCCATTAACCAACGCCCTTGTCTAGTTAATGTTTCTTTTATAGTAACTTCATTAAGAGGAAATGGAGTTAATTCATGTACGGTTCTTTTACCCTCTTCCATATCATATTTGAAGTCATCTTTACTATCGTTTATGTGCATCTTATAAGTGGTCAGGAAATATTCAAAATCTTTAACAGAAGTCAATTCTTCTTTTTTTTCTGTTATAACTTTTAAAACATTTCTAGGTGTTATATTAAACGCCTTACTAAAGGCGTATACATCTACTAATCTAATCGAAGCATAACCACATTCTCTATCTCGTACTTGATGTTTTTCCCATTCAAGAGCGTTAGCTAAATCTTCCTGTTTGAATATACCATATTGATATCTTAATGCTTTTAAGCCCATACCGTATATTCTATTGCTTTTACTCCGAGATTTTGGTGAAGATTTACTTTTTGAAATCACGACGAACATCTATTAGGAACAACTATTCATAGTACAACAAGATAGCTAATACAGTATATCTTAATCGCTATCATGCGAATATATTTCTTTTTGTATAAATAAGCTAGTTTGTGACCCCTTTTATGGAGATGGAGGTGAGCCGCATGGGCAAAAACTCCTTACGTGAAATTATCAAGCTGGGTAACCTCAGCGAAGAAGAACAGATGAAACTATCTATCAACCTTCAAAAATCTGGAGTTCAAGCTCATAATAACGGCTTTGCGAAGGCCCTGGGCCTTTCCTCCAGCATGGTTGTCAACGATTCTGTTGATGAACGAGAAGTTGAAGAAGTTAGCGATCAAGACGAAGAAACAGTCGAAAAAGCTGTTGAACCTGAACTAGAAATTGAGCAGGAAACAGCCGTTGTAGAAAAATCTGAACCCGCTATCACGGCTGAAATTCTACAACAGTTTGTCAGAACAGCCGTCGAAAATGCGATCGCTCCTTTGCAGGAAGAGCTAGAGAAAGCTAAGGTTCAAAATCGAACACTGGCTGATGAATTGAATAAGGCTAAGGAATCTGACAAGGTTCTCGAAGGTCTATCTAGGTTGATTGGTCGTCCAGAAGGTGCGAAAGAAATCTCTATGCCTAACGTTAATATTCGTACATCTCCTAACGGCGATCGTTTGGATGGACGACTAGCCGAATTTATGTCTATCCGTGACAGCCTGGGTGTCACCTATAGGACTACCAGTGGCGGTTCTTTGATGCCTGTGTACCCCACCCACGAAATCGATCAGTGGATGGCAGAACAACGGTACAATGATAGCAGCTACAAGTCTCTTCTCAAAGAGATGACTGATCTGGGTAAGAAACATGGTTTATTCCGTGGTTCTAAGATGATCACTGAATCTGAGCGGAGAGCTGCTACCACTTCCTCTGATGTTCCTGGTGGTTTTCTGGAAGTTCTATCTTCCATCATGCGGGTTAGCTCCCGTCCCGGACTGGTGTTCTGGCAATTCCCTCAAACTGTTCACCGGTACGATCGCGGTAACGGCGAAGTTATTGACATCCCTCGGGCTGCTTATCCTGAGGTAGCGACCAATTCGCAACAGCGTTTGCTCTCTGGATCTAATACCTACGTTCCCATTGATTCTAGTAATCAACGGGTTCGTACTGGCCTTGTTAAGATGATTCTTAATGAATACGGTCGTGGTCGTTCGGAAGCACCTCCTATCTCTATCCCTCGGTTCGTAGAAGAGTACGCCATGTTGCCTCTGATGAGGATCTTGGAAAGAGATCTTTTCTACGACTATTACAACTGGGAAGATCTGGTTATCCGTGAACAGTGGAGACCTACCACTAAGAACTACTATAACAATGGCGATAACATTGTTACAGCAGCGGCTTCTGTGACTGTGGGTGGTACTATGACACGGCAGTTTCTCAATCAGGTATACACAAGGCTATCGAACGATCGCGTTGTGCCTCTACCTGATGGTAACTACGGTCTTGTTACCAATCCTACCGCTATGTCTCAACTGAAGAGTTCTCTAGTCAACCAATACTTTGAAGCTCCTAGTGTTGAACAGATCCGGGAAATGACCAACATGATGCTTGGTGATTACCCTGCTGGTGAAAACATCAAGGTTGAAGGTTATCAAGGGTTGTTTGAGGGCTTCCACATTTGGCAAACTAACGCCTTTGCTAATGCTACTGGGGCAGAAGGTGTAGCTACTGAAACCAATGGTGATAGCACCTCTTCTGTGGTTCGTACTTCTTACGCCTTTGGTGGTATGGCTTCTGGTCGTGGTATCGGCGGCTCTGGTGTTCAGATTCTCTTTGATGAGAAGACTGACTTTGGTCGGATGGATCGCGCCATTTGGCAATCCTACGAAGCCCACGGACCACTAGACGTTGACGCTACTGGTTACAATGATACATCTGACATTCCTCAGGAAACACGGGTGTTCAAGGTCAACACGTTTGATGTAGCACTTACCTGATTGGTGAACTAAATGACTCAGCAGCTTTCTAAAGACGATTACAAAGCTTGGTTAAGTACACAAGGATGGCGAATTATCCAATCTGAAGCAGAAACTGTCAATTTTGATAAGGCTGACGACCAGAAATGGATTGAAGTCATCGATGAGATTGTGGAACTGAAATATCCTCCCCAAGTGGAAGATATTCAGGTTGAACAATCGGTACAAACTGAAGCGATCGCTATTGTTTCTGAAGAAGCTGCTGAAGTCAACTTCGATTACATTAAGGTGGATGGGATAAGAATTTGTCCCGTTTGTAACTATCCTATGCGTACAGCTTTGGAAAGTTCAGATCCCATCTGTCCTACATCTGTTCCTAATTGTCCTCGTCTCGGAGTTTCCTAATGCCTAAAAGATCATACGTTCATAATCGTGTTGTACGCGACAATCTTAGTGGTAAGGCTGTAGATTTCTACGATTTCGCCGTCCATGGTGGTGCTCAAGCAACTATCACACTGCCTCTAGAACTTGAATCCCAGTCTATCATCACTAGCGGTTTCGTGTATGTGGACACCCCTTGTGTGGGTTCTGGGGCCTCTATTGCTGTTGGCCTTAACACCAACACTGATCTTCTTGCTGCAACTGGTGTAGCCTCCTTTACTGATAACGCTGTACTGAACTTGATTCCTTCTACTACTGCTAATATCAGTGGTGATGGTCATAACTCAGGTGTTGCTAACAACCGTCCTTTGGTACTTACCGCTGATCGCCACTTGAAAGTGACCATCAGTGGAGCAGCTCTTACCGCTGGTAAACTAGCGATCGTTCTGTTCTATGTCGGTCCCTTTGATGGCGTAAGACCTGTAACCTACAGCATGGAAGGTTAACAGTTGGCAATATTAACGCCTACTGACCTTGTTAAATTAGCGCCTGAGTTGGAATTAGACTCAGGCGCTATTAACAGTGCCATATTGACAGCGCAAATGATCGCTGAATCACCTATGGGTGCTAATCGTCCTTTAGAAGAGCAACGATTTGTTGAAACACCTATATTAAACGGCAAAGGTATTATTAAACTATCTAGATTGCCTATTAATAATACTGTTCAAAAGGCTCCTGTTGTATCCATTCGCGGTAGACGCTTATTAGCCTCTTTTGGATTACCTCTATCTGACAATCAATGGATAACACTTAATCCTTCTACTGATTATGAATTTGATTATCAACTAGGAGAAGTAAGAATTTTAAGTGCTAATCTTGCGGGTCTTACTACTGAGTCTTGGGGATTAGGTAGTGCAGCTAGGGCTCGATATAGTGGTAGACCATTTAGACGCCCTACACAAGCTCACGAAAAGTCTGAAATGAAGGTCGAATACACTACAGGGTTTGATTTCAAAGCTGTTCCCATAGATCCAAGGGCGCAAGAGATAAAGATCGCTCTTATATCCATACTTAAACTACAAAGAAGTCCCATGGCTTCTGGTATGAAACAATATACACTTAACAATTTTTATTCCGTTCTTTATGGTAGTGAAGCTACCAACGTAAATACCAGTAGTACTGATAGTACGTTACTACAAGACGTTTTGATGGTACTAAAACGTTATCGTCCTAGGGAGTTTGTGTCATGACTATACTTCCTATTACACCTCCAGTAATTCCTCTCGTTCCTAACGCAACGTTATTCTTTCAAGTGCCTACAGGTCAACATCAAATTGATCCTGTGACGCTTAATGAAGTACAGATCTTTGAAGAGATTCAGCTTAAAGCCGCGATCGTTGAATTAGGTTATGAAACCTTCCAGAATGAGAGTCCCGGTCTAGACAATATGGAACGTAGAGTTAGAGGATATATCCTTGTTAAATCTCTACCTGAGGGTCTTAGAAGCAGCGATCGCGTCAAAGTTATAGTGAGTAGTAGTGGTAGGCCCGAGGAAGGTACATTGTTTTTCACTGAAAGACTAACGGCGATGTTTTATAACATTGTACCTTCTGTTGGTATTCCCTTCGAGGCTTATTTTCAGACTACAGGAGGAGGTTAACATGGTTCGATTAGAGAATTGGAATCCTCCAACACTAGAATATCGTAAAGCTGTCTTCACTTGGGATACAGAATACGCCGCTCAGGTTCATGAAGGTGCTGGAGAAAGTTATCCAGCAAGACCTTGGGTAGACAATGCGATCGCTCAATTGGATCTTGAACAAGAGTTTTCTGATGGATATAGAGAAGGCGAAGATCTGAATAAAGCATTTTTACATCTAACCGACATGGTTAGTGAACAAAGTCTTTATGAATTAGAAAATCCTGTTTACGATTGGCCTAGAGTGACCAAACGTAGATCAGGAGACGTTGTAACGTCACCTCGGGATATTTACGATTTGGGTAATCTTTATGATTCTCAATCTGTAAAACTGGAGGAAACGTTATGAACGCGATAAAAGCTCTTAACGACATATCAGCTTTAGTAACAGATCTAAGATCTTTGTTAAATAACGAACTTGGAATATTTGATGACGGAACAAAAGCGTTTTGGGTGGAACCTCCCTTCATTCCTTCCAAACGCACTTTTTCCGGTGTAAAAATTGTGGTTGCGCGTAATCAAGAGGCTTTACAACCACAAAAACCTTGCGTTGGTGTACCTCAGGCTATCCAGCGCATGTATTGGCGAGTAACACTTATCAATAATGACTATTCCTCTTCAGGATTAGCCAAATGGGATAGTGCGATCGACAAAATCCGTAGGCGTTTCCCCCTTCATCGGGAAAGAGCCGTGGAAGTAACTGAGGATCAATTTCCACAACGGACTTTTCTGTTGGAAGCTGTCAAAGTCGTTAACTTAATCACTGTTTAGGAGGAAACTCTACATGGGACAAATTATCAACTACGCTAGCGAACGAGGCACTAGCGTATTTACAGAACTTCGGTTTGTGCTTCTTCCTAAAGGTACTCGGGTACCTACGGAATATACTGTTACTGTAGGAGCTGCTGCTGCTGCGATCAACGTTACCACTTCGGCAGCTCCTACGGCTAAAGGCGCTACTTCGTTAACACTCGCTGCTAGTGCCACCATTCCTGCTTTTTCCAAGATCCGTTTTGTAAATGGTGTTGAAGCTCGTACTAGCACAGCGGTGACTGGTGCCACAGCGGTGACTCTTTTGTATCCGTTGTCAGCAGCTATTCCTGCTTCCACCGCTGGTACCGTAGACGCCTCTGTGCTGACTGTCGGTACTGAAGTGTTACCTGTTACGCCCCTTCCCACCAATATCTATCCTGGTGAGAAACTGACATTTAACAATGGTGCGTATAGTGTAACGGTCAGTGATTTCACTCCTGCTGGTGCCATTCGTCTGCAAATCCAACCTAGTACTGTTTTGGCTGTTGAAAACCATACAGCTAAAACTACAGCTACCGTTTACATCGCTGGTGCCACTGACGCTTCTCCGTCTTCTCAGCCCAAGACTGTTGACGCAGCCAACTTCCTCAGTGGTAGCGGTATGGAAATGGTTACTACAGGTAGTAACAGAACCATGTCATTCACTTTCCAAAGAATTATTGGCGATCCCGGCGCGGATCTTCTCATGAAGATTCTTTACGACGATCGCTTCTTTGGTTCTGAGATTTACGCTACCCTCAGACGCCCCTTTGGCGAAGAATTTGCTGGAGCTGCCATTTTGACCTCTGGTAACCAAAGTTCACCTGTACAAGACCTTATTACAGTACAGGCTGACCTTCAGTTCCAAGGTTCTTCCTTCAAGTATACTGCACCTACTGGCGCATTTGATCCTCTGTCTAACGTCTATACGCCTCCTCTGGGCGCGTAAGCGTTAGGTTATATACAGAACGTCCTTCATTGGTTTACACTGATGGAGGACGTTTTTAATGCGCTAAGATGGAATACGATATTTTATATTCGGGAACTGCAATATGTCTTATTAATTGCCGTGTCGCAGACGAAGGTGTTTATTATGGTTTTGGTTACTATGCGGCGAACACCCCTCCAGTAGTACCACTAAGAACCGGAGAAGGAAAAGAAGTTATCACTATAGAGGTTCCACAAGAAGCGGTTAACGAATCTATCATGATCGCTATGGGAGATCATGACGGATTAAACTTTGCTAAACGAGCGATCATCCAAGTTGTTTGACCCGTGTTTCGCTATTTTTATTATTTACAGTAAAAGAGCAATATATTATTGTCTATAAAGTTTCTAATTTCTTCCAATGAAAGTAATTCCGTTTCTTGCAAAGAAACCAAAAATTGTTATGGTTCCTGTCGGCAATGACCTAACAGGCACCGTGTTTCTATTAAAGCGAGGTTATATTTCTCCGTCGGAGAGCCCTGTTGATTACCAAACGCTCGAACGAAATCGCCGCAAATTTTTTGTGGCTTATAATGCGAGGGTTAAGGAGTTAGCAAAAGAACGTAATGAATCGATCGCAGAGACTCGTAAATATCTAGAAAGCCTACAAGGTGGCGAACAGGGCGACGTTCAGATCGATACAGGTGAAACCTTTATGGACGCTCTGGACGATGAAACTCTAGAGGTAATGTTCCGACTTCAAGAAGACACTCGTACCCTATCTATCAGGGCCGCTACCTATATGTTGAAATATAGAGCGGCCATTCCTGTCATCCTGACTAAGAACGCCGAAGCAGGGTCACGTAAGCTGTCTGTAGAACCTTTGACAAATCCTATTGGATCAGGAGATCTAGTAAGATTCGATGATTACATTGTCAAAGTACGAGACTATGCCAATTATGGTTCTGAAACGTTGATGGTTGAGGATCTGCCTATTCCATTGACTGTAAAGAGCGTGGGTTATTTGTGCGATCGCGATACTTCTCAGATCAAGGTAGGTTTTTCTGATTGGACTACTGACGATACTTCTGAACTTATTGGAGAAGAGCTTATCGCTCAACTTTATCAGTTCTATCAAGTAGAGGCAGGGGAAGCGGTTAATGAAAATGCTCTTCCTGAAGGAAATGAGGAGATTGTAGAAGAAATGGGGGAATCGCTATTATCGAGTGGGGAGACATATATCTCAGACTCCAATATCTCGGTTGTACCGACCCCCGTCTAGATTACGAACATTTTGGTGATGAGAATCCAGCGTTGATATTTGAGACGCTTAAATTCTATGAGGAGGCGTATAGACAAGACATCAATGTAAAATCCATAACTCATGCGATCGGTTGGTCTGGTCTGTTTAATGGTTTTGCAGGTAAGGACTCTAAACAAATAAAGCCAGAAGACATTGTGCCTTTTCCTGATCTTATGAAACAAGGCGCAGAGAAGACTGTATTTAGTAGTAAGACGAGATCTATTGTCTATCGGTTGCTTAAGGATAAGCGAATACCTCCTGCTGTTGCCGCTTTCCTACAAACTATTCCTGAGATACGCGAGAGGTATATCAAAGATGGCTGATCTGTTACAAAGCAAATTTGAACTTGTCCATACTGATGACGGTAAACAGATTCGTCACGGAGAATCTGTACTTGACAATGTAACAAGTGTTGAAAAAGAAGACGTTGACGGTGTTCCTTATGTCGTTTTCAAAGCGGAACTGGGATCAGAAGTTTATAATCCTTATAGCCGTTTTGTTCTTTCTCATAATGAAGAAGGCGACATCGTTAAACACGCTGGTGTAACCTTAGAAGGTGTTGAATCTGTTACGACATCAATAGAAGGTGGTAAGTGCGTTGTAACGGTGAAAGCTGCTTTAGCTGGCGAGGACTTCACTTCTATCCTTAAGAGAAAAGAAGTCAAAAAACCACAACCCAAAGTCGTTCCTGAAGTCAAACCTCAATAAGACAGCATACGATAGATTCACCACGAATCTTTAGAGCTAATAAAGTGTTTGGTTCGTGTGATTAGTTGAACCAAACACTTTATCGTTACACATATCACTTTTTATAATGGCAACAACTCTTGGGAGTTTAATTTTAGAATTGGGGTTGGATGACAGTAAACTCCGACCCCAATTTAACGCTGTAAAAGCCAAAGCTTTGGGTTATGCAAAGGAATTAGAAAAAATTCTAAAGGTTTCTCCTAATATAGATTTAGATACAATAAAACCAACTGTAGACTACAGCGATCTAACTCAATTAGATACGGAACTTTCATATCTTCCTACGAAAATAAACGATGTAAATGAAAAGTTTACAGTGGTTCCAAAGGTTGACTTTACTGATTTAGATACATTAAACACTAGACTAGAAAGTTTACGAACTGAAAATATTGGTGTAAATATCGATAGCATTACAAAAGATTCTGTTGAAGAACAAACCACTTCAGACCTTAATAGTAATATTAAAATTCTCTCTAAAGGAATATCTAAACTATCGTCATCTATAGAAGAACTTTCTGAAGTTGTTTTCGATCTAAATAATACAATGAGTATGATCGAAGAAGATAGGAGAGCGTTTATAGATAAGAAAGTAAAAGAAAAACCGAAACGTGGTAGTAAATTCGTTCTTACCGAAACAGAACTAGAAGTTCTAAGACCGGAAGTAGATCATAAACCGCTGAAAGAACTTAATGAACACTTAAATGAAAAAGAGATTCATTTCAAAGAAGTGCAGAAATTATTTTCTAAAAAATTAAAACCAAAGGTTGACACTTCTGATATAGATAGTATGAAATCTAAATTAGAAGGGTTATATAATAGAAATATTAGAGTTAATGTATCTAGTAGATTAGAAAAATCCTCTAGAAACGATCGCTTTTCACAAACTCAGACAAGCTCAAGAGTTAAACAGACAATAGGAATAGACAAAGCTTCGATAGACAGCATTACTGCTCCTATGGGAGTTTTAGGTGAGATATTTTCTAATTTTGCAACTGAGTTCAGTAAAAAATCAAAAGAGGGATTATTTAGTAGAATAGGTAAAGGTATAGGGGCTGTGGCATCACCTATATTTTCAGGTGTGGCTCAAGGGGTCGCTATACCATTAACGGCTAATTTTAGCCAAGGTTTAGCAGATTCGTTGGAAAGTTTAGTAGGCGAAAGTGTAGGTTCAACTTTTCTAGTTGGTAAAACATTAGGTGATGCAATAGGAAACGCTTTATCGGATGCTCTTAAAGAAAACCTTTCTGAAAACTTTATAAAAGATGTCAACGGTATTATCGACGAGGTAATACCGTCTGCTGAACGAGAATTAGAGAGATTTGCTGAACAAGGTAGACAGAGAAAGAGAAGAGAAGGGCTTTCTCAACCAGCTAGAGAAGAAATCGCTAGAGAGAACAGGGACTTATACAGAGAATTTACCAATGTAAAATCCAATATAAGAAGTATAGACCAGGACTTTATTGAAAACGAAGTTGCCCAAGATCGTGGGGCTAATTTAAGACAAAGATTAGTAAGGCAGAGAAACGCTTTATATGAATCTTTGATACCAAATGTAGAGATTGAAAACCTTCAACGAGAGGGTGAAACGGAAGCGGCAGCAGAGGCGCTTAAAAATAATGATGCTTTTATAAAACAAATTCAAGTATTAGACGAAGAAATAAAACAGGTTGATGATATATTAGATGATCTATCGCTTGCTCTAATGGAGAAAGGCGATGATCTACGTAAGAGACAAGAAGAACTCAAAAAAAACCTAAAAAATATTAAGGTTCGTTTTGAGAAGAATAAAGCTATCGAACCTGAACTACGTTTATCAGAGGAGGTTCCTAAAACATTTGCCGATGCTGTTAAACGTATAAATCCAGAAATAGAACCTCAGAACATACCACGTCTGATAATAGACGACGAAAGACTGCGTGAAACCGGAGCCAACGCTGGATATGTAGCAGAGGGTAACGTAGTGGTCGTTACCCAGGATATGTACGATGCTATCGAAAACGGTGTACTGACTCTTAAGCAATATATAACACTATTCCATGAACTTCAACATGCTCATGATCAGGGCTTTGGTAGTATAGATGGTATTTTAGCTGGATTAGAAAACGAAATTTTAACCACTCCATTGGTGCCCACCGAAGAAGAAAAAGTGAAACTTCAAAGTTTTTTAGAGAACTTTGAAACTGGGGGTTACAATGAAAGTCAAAGAACAGAGGAAGTAAACGCTCAGTTAGCAGGAATACGATATGGCGAAGAAGCCTATCAAAAACAACAAGAAAAACTATACAGACAAAATATAAGAAAAGTTACTGGTGCTGCTGGAGGAACGTTTGAGACAGATTTCGGTGATGAAATTAATAAAATTAAAAACAATTTAGAGATAATTGATCAAACTGCTTCTGCGTTGAACATAGAAGTTGGCGATACTATAGAAACGATCGCTGTTAATCTTATCCAACTAGTAGACTCTTATAACAGAACCCTTTCTAAAATACAAAATATAGACTACTTAGATCTTAGAGAGTTACAAGGATTAGAAGTAGATTTACTCAGTAATAAATCTAATTTAGTCAAGCTTAAGAAAGAATATGGAACTGTCAAACAACAATTTACAAAGCAGACAGAAGATCCTCTAAGTGAGATTAGATCTCGATCTCTCGATAAACAACTCGCTTTAGGTGAAGATCCTTGGACTACAAAAGCTTCTGATAGTATTGCGATCGCGAAAACTTTAGAGAGACAGTTTGCAACGTTTGAAGGTGTTCAACCCAAACCTGAATTTATTTTAGACGAAGATTTATGGGGAAGTGACTCTCAACAACTTTCCGAAAACCTTACAAAAACTATTGAAGAAGAGCAGAGAAATATAGAAGACTTATTCATAGAACTAAATAGATTAAAAGAAGAAGCTCAACAGGGAGTCCAAAATAGTGGCGTCAGTCCTAAACTAAAGACTGATATGATTAGATTGAATGAGGCTGCATTCCTAGAAAAAGAAATAGATCGGCCTGTCATTGGACAGTCTACAAGTCGAGACATAGAACGTTATAACGAAAGATTGAGACAGGAAGCTCTAACACCTAAACCAGCGCAGATTATTGAACCTATACCCAATAGATTAGTAGAGTTCACTGGTCAGGCGGGTGAAGTTACGGGAAATTTATTCAGAGCTTTTCAAGAAGAACTCGAATTAAGTAGAGCGACGCTTAGTTTGATGAACCAAGGTGTTAGAGAAGTAACTAATACACTAGGAGTCATTTCTAACTCCGCGCCTGTTAGAGCGTTTGTCGGAGCGCTTACTGATAATGTTCAGGCTTTAGTGAATGTAGCGGATGTTAGTTACAAAATGGCTTCGTCTGTAGAGAATCTTGTATTAGACTTAATACCAGCAGGGAAGCTAACAAAAGGGTTGCTACAACAAACAGCCGTTCCTGCTGCCATATTTGGGGCCACAAGCTACATGTTACCAGGTGGACAAGCAGCGGCCTCTAGTGCGATTCAGCTTGCTCAGGGGGCCGCTGCTCCTATTGGTAACATGTTAGGTTCGGCTGGTGCTGCTCAAGCCGCAGAATTTCTAAGTTTTTTACCGGAAGCTTTTGGAATACAAGGTGGAGCGGTAGCTGCAACCAGTGAATTACTAACTATAACAGCCAACGGGGTTGTTAACTTATTGGCGGCAGGAGGAGTGGCTATAGCAGGTGGTAAAGCCATTCAAACTTCTGTTAGATCAGCATTACCAGATCCAACGAACGTCTATCAAGCTCCTCGTTTAGAACCGTTTAGGAGTAAAACTAGAAGTTTAGAACCTTTGGCTGTAGAGGTAATAAGTAGTGAAGTTTCTAAACAACCGTTAGCATTACCTAGTACGATCGATCCACAAGATGTAAACGTAGCAGAACAAAAAGCCATAGCTGTTACTAGAAAAATTACAGAGCCTCTTGTTTTAGCTGTAGAAAGTATAAAACGATTGCCGTCTGGAGATAAGAGTGCAGAGAATTTTGCGTTGGATAAAGCAAAAGCAATTGAAACATTCTTTGTAGATGCTTATAAGAATTTCAAAGATATATTGAAAGGTGGTAATTTAGCAGAAATCGAGAAAGCCGCAAGAAATCTATTGCAAATTAGTCAGAAAGCAAAAAGCGATATTGATGAATTAATTAAAGGCCTTTCTAATTCAGGAATAGATACTAATTTTGCTAAAACATTAGGTGGTACACTTCAGGGTGTTAAAGGACGCTTAACCCAAAAAGAAAATAGAGTCAAGACATCTTTAGCTAAACATGATATTCCAACTATAGATGTCTCAGCTCAAGTGATTGACGAAGCTAGAAACGTCGGTAACGCGATTAATGATGCGTTAGCGGAAGGAATAGTAGGGAATCAGAGTCAGATCGCTGGAGAAAAACTAGGTGAGGACGTAATAGACGGTCTTAAGGACTCGATAGATATGAAATCTCCGCCTAGAGTGTTCGTAACTATTGGTGAGGCTATAAGTAAGGCTTTAGCATGGGGTATAGAAAAAACTAAAAACGTCGCTAAACAAGCGGCGGAAGCCTTAGGCATATCGTCTGCTGAAGGAGCAAGTGTAAGAAAACAAAGGTTTATGCCGTTAAAAATAACTTCTGATATGACAGAAGGAGAAATTAACGATATAAACAAAATTAACAAAGAAATAGAAGAGTTGATCAATAGTGTCAATGAAGCTTCTAATAATGCTGAAAATTTTCGACAAAACTTAGAAAAATACAAAAATATAGAAATATTTATCAATGATAATTTTGATGAATCCGAAGAGGGTGTGAAAAGGGTTCTTGATTACTTAGATAAACTGCAAAATTATAAACCCGGTGATGAAATACCTGTATTCGATATTGAGACTGAAAACGCCGAACAAAATATCTCGTCTTTAGAAGATAGTTTAATCAAATTGGGTAAGGGTGTTCTGACTGTAATGGTCATGCAACAAATAATTCCTCTCTTCCAAGAATTAGCCTCTACTAGCATAGATACAGCATTAGCGTTTGAACGTATTGAGATTAAAATGCGTTTCGTCGAAGGTTCTGCCGTGGCTGCTACGGAAAAAATTAGAGAATTAAGAGCAGAAGCTAATAAAATGGGTGTGGATGCTACAGCTACTATATCTAGCTACACCCAATATTCAGCAGCAGTTCGAGATACTCCACTAGAAGGATCTAAAGATACTGTCATAAAAGGTTTAATGACGGCTCAAACTGTTATGGGTGTCAATGCAGAAGACGCTGAACGGATGAATATGGCGATCGAACAGATCGCATCAAAAGGTGTGGTGTCTATGGAAGAATTACGACAACAGTTAGGCGAACATTTACCAGGTGCATTTCAGATCGCGGCTAGATCCATGGGTCTTACCTCTGCGGAGATGAACAAACTGGTTAGTACTGGAAAACTGTTATCTGATGAGTTTCTTCCTAAGCTTTTTCAGCAAGTAGATATTGAATTAAGTTCTGGTCTGGAAGAAGCTTCTAGATCTGGTATAGCTTCTATAAACAGACTTAATAACGCTTTTGAATTATTTCAGATTAATATAGGTAAAATAGCCATGCCTATATTTGTTCAAGGTGTTAAAGCTGCCACAGCGGTATTAAATCTATTAAACTCTGGTTTGGAATACACTGGGGCCGCCGCTGGGGTTGCGGGTTTAGTAATTATAAAAAGCTTTGGTGGATTAATCAACACTGTTATAGCAGCAACAGTAGCATTTGCTAAATTATTTGGACTGCAAGGTTTACTAGTAGAGTTTGCTGGTCTGCTTGTGATGAGTCTTTCACAAGTGCAAGCCATGTTGTTAAAACTTATCGCCACAATATCAAAGATGGCGCTCCAATTTGTGTTCTTTCATGTTGTTTTGTCTGCGGCTCAAATTGGATTACAGTACTTCCGTGATATGTCGGGAGAATCTGGGAAACGTGCAAGAGAAGGTGCCAAAGAGATCGCTAAACTAAAAGAAGAATTAAGTGGGGTTGGAAAAGAAGCAACTAAAGCTGCGAAAAATTTAGAAGACATTAAATTAAGAGGAACCGCTGGGAGTTTTCTACAAGAAGGTTTATTCGGAGCTATAAACGAATCGGTTAAAGAAACTCGTAAGGATAATAATTTAGCTAGTAACATAATTGATGCTCCGATTGACTCTCCATTTATGGCGATGAATTTTGTTATAGGTAGATTACAGAAAAAACAAATAGAAGATGAAATAAAAGCTGGAGAAGAATTAACTAAGAACGTAGGAGATCTTACGATTCAAGCCGATGTCGTTCTCAACGATGAACAAGCCATATCAAAATTCAAAGAAATCGAAGAATTAATTACAGCTAATCGTCAGGAGCAACAATTAACTAGAACATTTGATCCGGGTAATGCTGAACTAATTAAAAAATTAATAGAAGAAGAAAAAACATTATACGAACAAAGAGGAGAAGCCGCTTCTAATATTGCTAAAGTACAAAAACTTGTCAATAGCAATTTAGAAAGGTATAAACAAGACTTAAAAGATTTAGAAGGTAAACGCGATCTCGGAGAGATAGACGAGGATACTTTTGAGATAAGATCTCAAGGATTAATTGAAGATATTGCTGAGTTAGAAAGTCTACAATCTCGGTTCAATAAATTATTGAATACGGGAACTGACAAATTTGATCAAATGGCGATGGCTGCACGGGCTATGAAAGCTGCTACTGAAGATGCTGCTTTTGCGGCTGAGAAGATAGCTAATTCACAACGAGCTGTGTTGGCTAGAACGGATACAGGACTCAATACGGGACTTGTACAAGGAACTTCTACGGCAATAGATCAACAGTCTATAGCAAGACAATTAGAAGCCAATAGGGCCGAACTTCAATTACTCCAAGGTCAATTGAATACTACTGAGATGACACAGGCTATTAGGGTTTTAGCCGAAAGAATACCTAATTTTGATCAGCTTGGTCCACAAGTGTTAACCGTTCTAAAAGATCAGATGAGCGAAGCCGAAGGAGATCCTAAATTAATCCAAAGTTTAGACAATTTAATTAATACTAAACTTATCGAGGGACAGATAAATGAGTTAACGGCTCAGTTTGAACAATCTGGGGCGCAACTTAGAGGACAGATCAATCAACTAGGTCGTCAACTGGAAGATATGTTGATAGAGGTGGGTCAACAAACTGAAGAAATCGCTCACAGTTTTAAGGAATTTGAGAACGATCGCAAGGTTGCTAATGCCAGTAATACGATAACTCGTACTATGGGTAAATTGAGAACCGATCACTTCAGTGGCATGATGAACATATTAGAAAGATTTATCAATGTCATAGGAGAACAATTAAAAAGTACATCTGATTTCTTAAAACAGAAAATGGATGTTATGAATCAATTATTCAATACTCTTCGACAGAATGAACAATTTGCATTAAGTATACCTCAAATAGATCAAGGTATTATTGGTAGTCAAAACGCAAATGGTAGAAATGTAGCTTCTCCATTGATGGGACAATCTATAGAGTCATTAGTAAGTTATAAACCTACTGAAGAACAATCGTTCAGGGCTGGTAGAACACGAAATGGACAACAAGGATATCACTCAGGGATTGATTGGGATTCAAGAGTAGGAGGAGGAAGAGGTGCTGATGTAGCAGCTCCTTTTTCTGGTACGGCTAGGGTAATAGACATAGCTGAACAAAAGGGTGATAGAGGTAATGCTGTCCAAGTGAGAATAACGACTCAGGACGCTAAAGGCATACCTATTGATTTGCAATTTAATCATTTAGAATTAGAATCTGTTAAAAAAGCCTTAGGTATAGGCATAGGAGAGAGCACCAATGTATCGATGGGACAGCTCGTTGGAGAAGTAATACAACACCATCTCGATATGAAGGTGAAAGTTAATGGTGAATTCGTAGACGCTCAGCAATGGTTAGCAGCTATGAACGCCGGTGGTGGAGTTGCACGTAACTTACAGGGCGTAAATGTCAATATAAATCCTATATCACAACCGGCCTCTAGAACGGCTCAGAGCACGCCTCAACAGTCTGGAATAGAGATGTTTAGAAACTATGGTCAAGTAGCCTCTGGGGTGGCTAGAACAGGCTTTGGTAGAATACCTATGGGCGGTACAGTAGGAACAGCAGAAAGAGTTCAAAGCGACCCTGCTGGGGCACAAGCTATGATAGCCACAGCTCAACGTTTAGGATTAGATCCAAGAGAATTTGCCGCTCTTATGTCTTGGGAATCAGCAGGATCTTTCAACCCTAACATACGAGGAGGTGATAATAATTTATATAAGGGTTTGATCCAATTCAGTCCTGAGAACCAACGTAAATATGGAACCAATACCCAACAAAGTATAGCTCAACAAATGCCTGCTATAGAAAGATATTTGCTAGATCGCGGTTTCAGACCTGGTGAACATGATATACGACACGCCTATTCAGCAATATTAGCTGGTCAAGCTGGAGAAAGTTATTGGAATCGTACAGATAGTAACGGAACATCTGTAAGAAACGCTGCGCCGAGATTCAGACAAGGCGATCACCGTCAACGAGCTGAACAATTCCTTCGTGATAGCGGAATTGACATAAATGGACCTATGTCAGCAAGGGAGGGCTACCAACAACTCAACGACGATCAGTTTGAAAGATTCATGCGCGAAGGTTATGCTCTGACTCAAAGAAAAGACTACCAATCAGCATTGATCAATTTTAGACGAGCCGAAGAATTACGACCAGATAATAAATATGCTACCCAAGCTATCAGTAATGTAACAGGCTATATCAATAGATCACGTCCGACAACGACCAGTAGTAGTGCTACAACTTTAGATGTAAGTAGTTATACACAAAGTTCTAACCAA